ATGGACTTATTATTAAACGACATTCTTCATTTGTCACAAGAAGAGATTAACAATAGTAAAATAGAATTTAATATGCAAGCCGGAAGAGGAGGACAACCATTTCTTGATAGATGGTTAAAACATTCTGAAGAAGATAAAACAAACGGTACTTGCAAGAACTGTTCATATTGGGGTTGGTATGGAAAGCAGAGAAACTTTTATCCTGGACAATAGGTTTTTAGTTTCGCAAAAATGCCGGAAGATGAATGGTTGCTTATTTCGGCTGCACAAATAATAAATACTCCATCCGATGATTGGGCTGATGTTCAAGTGCTTGATAGATTTGTTCCATTATTCGGAAGGCTCATCATCAAATGCAAGAAAGGTAATACCTTCTCAAGATATGTATTTAATTTGAGCAAATATCTTGATCAAGCAATTGTTTGAGAGGTTCTTCCATGTGTTTATAGTGGTGAAAAGTTTGAAGGATATGACCGTGTGCATCTGCCATATCATAGATTATCTGACATTTTCAATGGTCGGATTCTCCCAACTTATTATGAAGCCTTAAAAAAGATAACAGGAGTTTATTGTTTAACTGATACTCACACAGGAAAGTTATATATTGGTTCTGCAACAGGCGAAGAAGGAGTTGCCCAAAGATGGGGTAATTATCTAGATTCCAAGCATGGCGGAAATAAAAAACTTATCGCACTCTATGAACAGAATGGAGCAGAGTATTTTGAGAAGTATTTTACATATACATTGTTAGAATATTTTGGTTTGTCATATGACCCTGTGAAAATTATTGAAAGAGAGCAATATTGGAAACATTGCTTTGATACGATTAAGAATGGTTATAATGACAACTGATAAAAATGTTTTGAGATATTGCCCTGTTTGATGAATGGAGTAACTCAACACTTGTATCGGTTCGACATACCCATTTTAAGGCGAAAATAGGTGTTCCACTATTCTCTTGTACATTGGGTACGAAATGCGTTACTCGTTGGAGAATCGAGCCACATCGAGACTGTAGTCTTGATGTCAAGGGTGGATAAATAAGGTACAAAAAGCCTTGAAATAAGGACTTCTAGATATTTTTTGAACGGAAAAGGAATACTTGAAAATCTTACAAAGTCCGATGAACTCTAGGCTTATGCCAAGGTCGAGTAGACAGGAATGTTTAGTATAGGTTGAGTAGATAGAATGGTTGAAAAAGAAATCTTTGGCTGTATTCATCTTATATTGCTAATATTGCAAAATAAGATACCGATGAAACTTACTGTAAATATAGAAATAGTATTCTAGCAATAAAAGAAGTCGAAACAACGATACTCCAATAATTATCTAAATAAAGATAGAAAAATAATGTAGAAATATATAATTTCTTGATGTAGTATATAATAAAAATAGTATTTAAAACAAGGTGATACTTTTGCTCTCAAATAATAACGATTTATTACGACGCCATATTTCAACCCATTCTGAACATTCAGCTGAAGATCGTGCAGCAGTTTCAACTTTAGAAACATTTCTGACCTCAGGTGGAAAAATTAATACTAACTTTTCTTGTGATGATAAATGGCCAAATCATGATGGTACATTTGAGTTTGTCTCAAACCCTGAAATATCTAGATGTCCAGAACAAAATTTTATAGTTCAGATAAAGGGAACGCATAATTATAGAGAAACTGATGGAATAATTTCATATAGCTTAAAAAGCTTGGCATTTCCGGCTTTTATAGCCAGTGAAGTAACTGCAGATCCAGGAATTTTATTTATTGTTCTTAACCCAGACGTTAGAAGCGAGAAACGTGTTTTCTGGAAATATCTTTCACCCAGTTTTATCAAATCAATAAACTTTGAGAAGAATAGTACTACAATTAACCTAAGTTCTGAAGATGAGATAAAAGATACAGATGAAAGCGTTAATATGTTCTGCAATAAGCTCCAACGAATTATTGATTTTCATCTATTCCTAAGCAAATTAAATAAGGATAATCTTAGAAAGGATGATGCTATAAAAATCGTTAAAACCAGATGTGAGGATATATCGCTAGAAATTGATAGAATTAATAATGACAATAAATCTCGTGACAATGTATCAAGAAGAATTGTGAATGGACTATATGATTTGTGTTATGCTGTTTTAGTTTTAAATGCAATAAATCTAGGATATACAGATGTCAATGAAAGATTAGCATGGGAGTTGTCTCAATTTAATATTGAAACTAAATATTTAAGCAACTTTTTGAAGGGTCTTAAATATATCGGATCAAGAATTCCGGAAGAAGGTCAAGCTGAAAGATTAATGCTGAAATATTATAACTATCTTTGGGAGATTAGAAGGTTCTTGAAAAATAATTTTAAAATTTCTGTATTAGGAAATCTGGAAGCATTCCCTTTGCATACTGATACTCTCGATACAGAGTATTATGAAATGGTTGCTTCAAGTATTGCTGCAACTGATTTATCACCAAATGAACTTAGAACCTCTCGATATTATATTCAAAAAAAGACTCCCTTCTTTGTTAATGGGGAAAGATACTTTGAAGTTACGTTGCAATTAGCTGGGTTATATGCAACTAAATTTAATCGGATAACTGTATATACCAAGAAAAACATATCAACCAATTACTCAATACAAATTGCATATGCTAATGCTGAAATCAATCTTTGGAGTGTAAAAAGTAAAATCAAAGTAGTAACGAATTGGAAAGTATCTATTGACCCTTCGTGTTTAAATAAGCTAGGTAAAATTTTGAACATAAACATGAAATTAAGCAAGAATTATGGTGAGTATAGCTCATTGATGGATTTTCTCACTCGGACAGGTATGAACCTATTTGATTTAATTAATCTGCAGGGAGATAGCTTTCAAAACGCTTTGTATCAAATATATGGTGAGACAAACACGAAGATTTTTAAGGATGTATTTATAAAACTTAGAAGAGATTATTCTTCATCTTCACACAAAAAAGGAAAGCACACAGTACGATACATATTACTAAACCTACGGGAAGAGATATTAGAATCAGTACTACCAAATGCATTTGATAAAAGATGTCTTACTGACGATCTTTATATTACGAGCAGATGCTATCCATTTGAGAAAAACCCTTTTATTTCAAATCTGGCTGGAAGAAAAACAAGCAAAAGCAGTATAAATGACATACTTGAAATAACAAATGATTCTGCTAAATTTGATACTGTACAACCTTACTTAACAATTGAAAGATTGATACGTGAAACTGGAGAACTGTATTTTGATATCGATTCAGTAGCAAGCCTAGAGGAGATAAAAAAATACAATGATAGTCTTGATAGTTGGGAGTGCAATAATGGCTTTTTAATCAATGAAGAAAACGGTTTTTTATCCATTGACTCCTACGAAAGCACAACTCTTTTAATACTTGAAAAATTATTGAAACTTTCAAAAACGACTAACAAAGGACAAAAGGAATCCAACTTACGATATCTTAGTCAATGTAATATAAATTTTGAAGATCCGTTAAAAAAGGTTGCGTTGCAAAAGTTGTTTGTAAATTCTCAAGTAATGCTTATTTACGGAGCAGCTGGTACGGGAAAGACTACGTTGATTAACCATATTTCAAATATGATGAATCAGTCAAAGAAACTATTTCTTACGAAAACGTATACTGCTTTACAAAATTTAAAAAGACTTATAGATAATCCAGGTCTTGACTCTGATTTTGTTAGTATTGATAGCTTTACAAAGACAATTACACTTACTGATTATGACATAGTTTTTGTTGACGAATGCAGCACTATAGACAATAGAACCATGAAGAGGTTACTCGAAAAAATTGATGAGAGTACGCAGCTTATTTTAGCAGGGGATATTTATCAAATTGAGTCTATTGATTTCGGTAACTGGTTTTATTATGCCCAGGATATTATTAAAACGGATTACGCCAATGTTGAACTTTTAAACACTTGGAGAACAGACAAAAAAGAGTTAAAGAGTTTATGGGATGAAGTTAGGTGTATTGAACCTATTATTACGGAAAAGCTAGCAATAGATGGTCCTTTTTCTTCTAAAATAGGGGAAGAAATATTTATACCTCAAGATGAAGATGAGATTGTACTGTGCCTAAACTATGATGGTAAATTTGGCTTAAACAATATGAACCTTTATTTTCAAAATGCAAATACTAAAAGCGATGTATACACATGGACTGAATGGACATTCAAAGTCGGAGATCCTGTGATTTTTCTCGATACCAAGCGCTCATCATTATTGTACAACAATTTAAAAGGAAAAATAGTAGATATCTCAAAAAACGATTCAGCAATATCGTTTACGCTTGATATTGACACTATTCTAACTGAGCGACAATGCAGAAATGAAAGTTTTGAATTTGTTGACATAACAGATTTTGGAACAAGGATACGTTTAGAAGTAATTGCAAATAATGATGAAACGGCAACAGACGAAGAACGAATAAAAACAATTATTCCGTTTCAAATTGCATATGCTATTTCCATTCATAAGGCACAAGGTTTAGAGTATAAATCTGTAAAGATAATTATTCCCCCTTATAACGCAGAAAAAATATCGCATTCTATTTTTTACACTGCTATAACCCGTGCAAAAGAAAAACTCAAGATATACTGGAGTGCTGAAACAATGAAAAGCGTTGTCGAAAGTTTTTCAAAAGAAAAAGTTGGACAGCACACGCTTGAATTAATAGAGAAAAAGTTGGAATAATATATAGTTTAATCAAATACACAAGTTTGAATAGATAACATGTTTATAAAATACCCAAGTTTAAGAAGTTTTAGCCTTTTCAGACTTGTTCGGTTCTAGCCTAACTATTACATCTCGATACGATAGCTTTATGTACAAAAGTACAAAAATAAAAAATAATTTGAAATAAGCACATCCGAGGGTTTGGACAGTGATTTGAAAGCTGCCTGACTCTCGGTATTTTTTACTTTACTGAAACTTGTCAAAATAGAAAATATGGGATTGAGTCGATAAGTGTGAAAATTAATAGAATAAAATATACTATTAAAAGTCAGAGAAAATTTAAATATTGGGTTTCGTGTATCTTGAAAAAACAATGCCTTTATGGTATGATAGAAAAAAATCTAGAGGTGAGCGTTATGCATGGTGGATATAGAAATGGAGTTGGAAGAAAATCTGTTAATAATATAAGAAAACCCATCACAATTTATTTAGATGATAATGAGAAGGAAATGATAGAGAATTCACAATTACCGTCCAGTAAAAACTTTTCTCAAAAATGTAGAGAACTAATATATATTGGGTTGGAACAACTTGCAAAGGAGCTTAAACAGAATACAAATGAAGTAAGATATATCGACTTGTTCTGTGGACTAGGAGGTATTCGATTAGGTTTTGAGCAGGCATTGAGAGAAACGGGACTTATTGGCAAATGTGTATTTTCTAGTGATATCAAGCCAGCTGCTTTAAAAGCATATAAAAATTATTTTGGTGAAGACGCAAGATGTGATATTACAAAAGTTCGAATTTCAAATATTCCGAACTTCGAATTTTTATTAGCTGGTTTTCCTTGTCAAGCATTTTCACAGGCTGGATTAGGGATGGGTTTTCAGGATACAAGGGGAACTTTGTTCTTTGATGTAGCAAAAATATTGATGGAAAAAAAACCGCTTGGATTTGTTTTAGAGAATGTTGAAGGGCTAGTAAATCATGATAAAGGCAGAACTTTCAAAGTGATTGTCAACACGCTGATTGAATTAGGCTACAGTGTTGAGACAAAAGTACTAAACGGTAAAGACTTTGGTCTTGCACAGTCGAGAAACAGAATCTATTTTATAGGGTATAGAGGTAGAAAGGTAAATAATCTTGAAAATTTTACTGTCTCACATAGCGTTCTTAAAGATATTATAGATTATAGTATCCCAGCTAAACATACATTTTTTACAGAAAAACTATTAGAGCATTATAAAGTTGAAGAATTATATGGTAAGTCAATCAAAGATAAGCGTGGTGGTGATAATAATATTCACAGCTGGGATATAGGATTAAAGGGCGAAATTTCAGATGATCAACGAGAACTGTTAGAGTTATTATTACGACAGAGGCGAAATAAAAAGTGGGCAGATATAATAGGAATAAAGTGGATGGATGGAATGCCGTTAACTGAAAGTATGATCAGTACTTTTTATCCCCATGAAAACCTACATGAATTGCTGACCGATTTAGTAGATAAAGGATATTTAGCCTATGAATATCCTAAACAGCTAGTAGGTAACCGAAGAATACCAGATGAAACGCTGGAGAGGGGTTATAATATTGTCACAGGCAAATTATCTTTCGAATATTCAAAAATACTTTCTCCAAATGATGTGACCCCTACACTTGTGGCTACTGATATACAAAAATTGGCAGTACCAGTACAAGATGGGCTTCGAACACTTTCTATAAATGAAGGACTTAAGCTTTTTGGTTATCCAGAAGATTATAATTTAGAGTTTTTAAAAGAAGCAGAGGCTTTTGATTTGTTAGGCAATACAGTATGTGTGCCTGTAATAAAAGCAGTTTCTGAAAAATTATTAGATACCTATTTGGAAGACAAATAAAGAATATGGCAGTTGCTAATTTTTTAAGCAACTACCATATTTTTTAATATTGTGAAACTTTTTGATACCATTCTTCCGGACTAAAGGTTAATACTGGATTAGGAAACATTTCGAATGTTTCTTTCACTGCCAGTATAAATTCCTGCTTGTTTTGAAAACACTTATCTGGTTTCTTATAGAAATTAAATGGACGCATTGCATACGGATTTCCACGTTTTACCTGGAGCCCAACTGGATATTTTGTTGTAGAAGATGTTATTTCCCATATGTGTTTCAAAAATACCTTTTGGACAGTAAACCCTTGAGAAAAACCATCGTCTTCGGGTTTATAACCTAAAATAAAATATTGTGCGTTTAGTTTTCCTGGTGATGAATATGTTGTTTCCAGAAAACTCTGAAAATTTGCTAGGTCAAAAGCGGGAGAATTATTTATATTCCAAGCTTTGACTTCTACAGCATATTCTACTCCGTTGAATTTTGCCATGAAATCTGGAAATACCTGTGTTCCACTCCCAGGTTGAATATCCACACCAATAAATTGAAACCAGTTCGGCAACCACTCTTGCAAACAATTACCTATAACATCATTGCCAGAATATACGTGATTTCTATTGGCAAAAGTAATGGTAATTGTACCATGTTGACCTTCAAGTTTTTCTTTAGAAAGTTCATACAAGTCGTTTAATGTATTGATTTTCATTTCTATACCTCCTATGATTAATTACTTGAGTTATTCGTATCTCTTACGGTTTCAAATAAATCTTCAACTTTACAATCTAATGCATCTGCTATCTTCATTAGAATATCAAGTCGAACAGGTTCATTTTTACCGAGTTTTGCGACGGAGTTAGCACTGATTTCTGCTTTCTCACGAAGGTCAGCTTTCTTCATATTCTTATCAATCATTAATTTCCAAAGTTTGTTATATTGAATTCTCATGTGTCGAGTCCTTTCTGCCCCATTGTTTTCCGAATAAAGCTTCTCCTTCAGCATCAATTTTAAGTACCTTATATTTCTGCAATAATTCATTGGTTTCTTTGCCGTAATTTTCTTCATGGTCAAAGGAAATAAAAATCTGCTTATCTTTTTCTTCAGAATATAGTTGCAATAATCTGCAAATGTTTCTATCAGAAATATATGGAAATAGCAGAGAATCGTGAGCGATTGCCGGCAGGTTTGTGAGCTTTAAAATGCTTAGGTCGTAAAACAGCATACCTTTATAGTTTGTTCCGGTTCCAGTGTTTCTTGGAGTTTCAAAGGTATAACTGTCTGCTTCATTGATTCTAATAACAGGAAAGTTGTCAATACCTTCCGAAACAAAATCACTTATTTCTGTCAGCTTTTCTTGGATTTGTACTTCTAATTCATGCAAGATGATTTTCATATGTTCTTTCAATCGTTTGTTTGCCAGCTTTTTTTCATTCTGCAGTCTATTCCTGGTGATGAATGCATCATTTTCATCTTCAAGTTTATGAATTCTGCGATCAAGCTGTGTATAGGCATCCAAAAATTCATGACTAAATGCCATAGATGGCTTAATTTCTTCAATCTGCCTTTGCAAACTTTCAACAACCTCTTCTAAAGGCTTAATTGCCTGCTCTGCATCTTTTTTTGCTTCTAATAATTCTTCCTCAAGAATCGCCTGTATTTTATTATGAAATCTTTCAATATCCATAAGTTTTCTAAAGTTTGCTTCTGGAAAGAAATCAGAAAGACTTTTCAGGTCAGCTTCAGTAGGATATACACCTTGACTAATATTTAAATTGATGAGGTGCAAATCACTTTTCTTTTGTTGCAATTTAACACGAGCATCTCTTAACTGCAATTTCAAGTAATTAGATTCATTTGCTTTTTCTATATCGTTAGAGGTAATGCCGCTATTGTTGGTTGCTTCAAGTTGTTCTTTTTCATGTTTGAGTGAGGATATCATAGAGAGATTTTCCTCATATTTTTTTGTGCCATCAACTGCGGACGGTATAAATTCATATTTTCTAGCTTCTCTAAATGCAGTTATACGTTTGTCGACATCACTGATTTGTTCCTCGAATGCTTTTATTTCTGAGTATCGATCAAATAGTGTTACCAGAATTTTAATAGCATCTTTTTTTGACTCAGTACCACCACGTGTTTGAAGAGGGTGCAACTCACTATAGTTGTTTTTTCCGTATATGCGAAAAAATCTACTAAGTGTGTTTCTAAACTGCATTCCTTCATAATCCATATGATATTGGTGTTCTAACCATTTAATATAATCCCCTTTCGTTTGTGTAGTGATAATATTGCCATTGGCATCAACGATGCCAATGTTTGCAGAAGAATTCGTAGATCTAGCAAAGTGGTGGTCTTTGCCATTAAAGTTAAAAGTAAAATATATAGTATGGTTACCAAGTTCCTTTACTGCATCACTTTTAGAATAGGTATCTCCACCAAATACGAAATCAATAATCAATAGAGAAGTTGATTTTCCGATGGATGTAGTGCCAACTTTACTTCCTAATATTACATTTAGACCATTGTGGAAGATAATCTTGCCACTTGGTCTTGTTTTTGTTTTTAAGAGTTCACAGTATATCTCCTTTAGCATTTATAGATTCTCCCTTCCTGATCAATCTCAATTTTATAAAGTGCGTATAGGCAATCCAGCACATCCATAAATTCCATAGGACTACTAATAGCATTCCGCATATTTAGATATAACTCCTTTGGTGTTTGTGGTCTATCAAGGCTTTCCAGAAATGAAGGTATTTTAGAAAGGACACTTTGATTGTATGAAAATAATTTATTTGGTAATATCATGAAACACCTCACACGATTGTACAAAATACGAAACTACGATATAGCAAAAACGAATATCCTGCTTTGTTATTCTTCGGATTCGTTCTGACAGTTCATAAAATATTTGTTCCGGTGACAGCTTTTTAGCTGCTAATTGCTTATAGGACTCTTTCATTTGAGCACGAATAAGGTCATCACTATAAACATTTTTTATGGATAGATTTCGCATTGTATTTTTTATGTACTGGTAATATCGAGTAACATTATTTTTGATATCATTCACAAGGAAATAACTTGTATTCTCATCAATTTTTCTCGACACAGAAACAGGATCATATGTTAATTTCTTCAATTCAGATGGCTTAGCATTTGAAAGATTTTCTATAACAAGGTCTATACCTTTGTTGATTTCAATATCATCTAAAGTTTGTCTGCTACTCCTTGCATCGGCTTGGAGTTTTTTTATTGCTTTTAAATTCTTTTCATCTGCATTTGTGTGTGAAAGGGTATATTTTTGGAAACATTCATGGCATACGGCAATCAAATTGTCATATGTTAAGCCTTTTGACTCATCAATAAGGATGATTTCATAGTCAGCAACACTCTGATTGTGAATTCCGAGTGTTTGTAAGTGTTTACCGCACAAGGACATGGAACAAGTATATTTACAGTCATCAACGAGACCAGAACCGAAATTGCCCTTTGCCTTATCGGAGTAATGTTGTGCCTGTCTGATTTTTCTATCGTTTTCCAATTCGGGGTTGACAATGTATTCCAAGGATTTGTGAAACAAATCAAACAGCACATCTGCAACATTTAAGACGTCTAGATTGTCATTATAAAAGGGTCGGATGTCATTTACTAAGCCTTCAAGAACAACATCATTTCTATCAGGATCGTTAATAGACTCAACGAAGTTATCTTTGTTAAGTCTTCCCAGCATTGATTTCGCAAGTTTCTTAGTTAAGCCTCTATTATAAAATTTTCGTAAGGACTCATCTTTGTACCTTTGTTCTGAAGATGGGTCTTTTTTTGTATACCAATCTTTTTCTGGGATGTCACACAGCATCTGAATAATATTCCTTGTAAAGGATGGTACATCTGCATCTTTCATCAAGTGAGGATGGATTGAATGCATAAGTTCTGTAAATAACATCGTTTTGTCCCCTTTTTTGTCCTGCTTGTCCTACACCGTCCTAAACTGTCCAATTTTGAATGAGACCATTTTGTATAGTAGTAGTAGGTTCTTAAAGCCAATGCGAAGATCCATATGTATATTATATCAGAACTTTGTACTTTTTACAAATAAAATTGACAAACACCAACTTTTTTAATCAAAAAAATATGTAAATTGGCTTTAAACCAACAGAATACTCAATTTGTGAGGAGGTGATTGGCAATGGCTAAAAACTCAAAGCAGACATCAAGTGCAGTTGCTTCAAAGGCAAGCAAAATCCTCAAAGACGGTCGTTACGGTAAGACTGCAAAATCTGTTGCAGGCAGTGCATTATCGCAGACGAAACCTGGCAGAAAGTAATTTTACCAAATGATAGGCAGAAAAAATCCGAATAATCTATCTGCCTATCTTCCCTTTGTGAGAGAACACAAAAATTAATATCACAAGGCCTGATTAGCTATAAGGGCGTTGGGATACAGATATCGGCACTAGCCACAGGACAACCTGTGGTTGGGTGCGATAGAAGTACCCATGTTTCCTTCTGCTCTTTTTCAGGCGATATGGGTCGGTACTTCTAAAGCACCGGCCTTATTTTTATCCCTTTGCCCTTCCGCTAAGAGTCAGGCGGAAAGGACAAAAGAATGAAGTTAAAGATTCGTTATGAAAACAAGTATCAAATCTTAGAGGTAAACAGTGAAGAGATGTGGGTCAGCCTTTCTTTAGAGGGTGACGAAAATCTTACACAGGAAGAAAAAGAAGCGATGATACAGGAAGCTTTTGAAGAACAGTTTAATAGGCCAGAGTACAACAGCTGGCACAAGTTCAATCGACACCGTGGTAACTTGAAAAGACAGTTCAGAAAAGATGACGAGGAGCCTGATGAGAGTGATGGTATTGATACTGTTGCTGATAATTCGCAGGAAGAAGAACGCAACGGTCAATATGAATACGAGGCATTGTGTCAGCAAATCCGTGAGATGCTAAAACCTGAGTATGCCGATGTAATCATCGCAGTTTGTCTTGATGATATGACACCTGAGGAATATGCACAAAGAAACGGATTGAAAAGGGGTACGGTATACAAGCGTTTGCAGAGAGCCAAGAAAAAACTTCAGGAAATTTTCTAAAGTTGTCCAATCTGACCCTCTCCCAAGGCTATGAGGTAGAGGGTCAACCTCAATAAAATGCAGGAGGTAATTCTAATGAGTGAATTACAGATTTTTAAGAATGCGGAATTTGGCTCTGTCCGTACATTGACAATAAATGATGAGCCATATTTTTTTGGTAAGGATGTAGCTGAAATCCTCGGTTACACAAATCCAAGCAAGGCATTAGCTGACCATGTGGACGAAGATGACAAACTCAATAACGAATCGTTATCGAGTTTAGGACAGCGTGGTGGCTGGATTATTAATGAATCAGGTCTTTACAGCCTTATCCTTTCAAGCAAACTTCCAAATGCCAAAAAGTTCAAGCGTTGGGTTACAAGTGAAGTTCTACCTGCTATCCGTAGGCACGGCATCTATGCAATAGATGAGGTTCTGAACAATCCCGATATGCTGATTGCAGCACTTACTGAATTAAAGGCTGAGCGAGAGAAAACAAAATTGTTAACGGAAACTGTGGCTGTTCAGAAACAGCAGATTTCTGAAATGAAACCAAAAGCATCATACTATGATGTTGTTCTTAACTGTAAAGACCTTGTTGCGATTTCGGTAATTGCGAAGGACTACGGTTGGAGTGCAAACCGAATGAATCAATACCTTCATAAAAAAGGTGTGCAGTACAAGCAGGGCAATAAGATATGGCTTTTGTATCAGAAATACTCAGAGTTAGGTTACACAAGCACTAAAACGAACAGCTATTCCGGTAGTGACGGAACAGTTCATACAAAACCGCATACCTATTGGACGCAAAAAGGTAGATTGTTTATATATGAGCTTTTGAAGTCTGACGGTATTCTTCCAAATATTGAAAGAGAGAAAAAATATGTCGATTGATAAATACAACGCAGAAGGTTACTTCGACCCGGTTACATATGAGGCCTTGACAAAAATTGAAAAGGAAGAGCGAGCGGCACGAAAAGCCGCCGCCTTCCGACCTATGGTTTATATCTGCAGTCCTTATTCCGGTGATATAGAAAGAAATACAGCTAATGCCAGAATGTATTCAAGATTTGCTGTTGCAAAGAACACTATACCCTTTGCCCCACACCTTCTTCTTCCTCAATACTTATCAGAACAGCACGAAAGAGGTCTTGCAATGTTTATGAATAAAGTATTTCTCGGAAAATGTGCTGAACTGTGGGTGTTTGGTTATTGCATTACCGAAGGTATGGCAGAAGAAATTGCACTGGCAGAAAAAATGAAAAAGAAAATCAGATATTTCACTGAAGATTTGAGGGAGATAACAGAATGATTAAACTAACTATTTATACGGCAGACTGTACTCACAGTCTGTCTAATTGCATTTATCCTAATAAACATATTATCACAGATGAAACATCTATGAAAGAGGCAATGAAATATGACCATGTCACGGCAGAATATAAGGATAACTATCGCAGTAATTCCAATTTTATCAGTGCTGATAATGTTCCTCTCGATTGTGACAATGACCACAGTGATAATCTTGATGATTGGATTACACCTTTTGAAGTTGCTATGGCTTTCCCTGATGTTGCTTTTGTTGCTGTTTACAGTAAAAGTCATATGAAAGTAAAAGACGGCAGGTCTGCTCGTCCAAGATTTCATGTGTACTTTTCTATACCTAAAATGACAGACTCTAGAGAATACACGCTCCTTAAGAAAAGGATAGTTTCTTCTTTTCCCTACTTTGATAGTAACGCACTGGACAGTGCAAGACTGCTCTTTGGTGTGGCAGAACCACAGGTAGAATTCTATGGCGGCAGCAATAACATCGTAGATTATCTTGATGATAAGGATTTCGAGAGTTGGGATAATCAGCAGAGTGAAATTCCGCAGGGTAAAAGGAACAGCACAATGTCACATTATGCGGGAAGAATCATCAAACGCTACGGTGATACCGACGAGGCTTATAAGTTGTATTTACAGAAAGCAGAAAAATGCAATCCTCCTCTTGCTGATGAAGAACTGAAAATTATATGGAACAGTGCTTTAAAGTTCGGTGAAAAGGTTTCCTCACAGGCAGGATATATTCCGCCCGAACAGTACAATGCAAACTTAAAACTGAAACCGGAAGATTACTCGGATGTAGGACAGGCAGTTGTGCTTGCAAGAGAATACAATGAAAGTTTAAGGTATTCACCATCAACGGGTTACCTTGTTTACAACGGCAGTTTTTGGGAAGAATCTGACCCGTTGTCACAGGCTGTGGCACAGGAGCTTACCACAAGACAACTTGCCGAGGCGGAAACAGAGATAAATAAAAGGCTCAAAGAAATGGAGCAAAACGGTGCTTTTGAAATTCTTGCACAGATGGGTGCTAAAAAAGCAGTATCTGCTTTCAACAAATTGCAGGCACACTCCTATGAAATGTATGAGGATGCATTAATTTACAAGAAATATGCAATTAAACGCAGAGATTCAAAGTACATTTCTTCTGCACTCAAGGAAGTCAGACCTATGGTGTGTATTACGCAGGACCTTTTGGATAAGAACGAATTTTTGCTCAACACACCAAGCGGTACATATGACCTTCGCAAAGGGACAGACGAAATACAGGAGCACAATAACTTTGACTATATTACAAAGCAAACAGCAGTCAATGCCGATAAGGTGGGTACTGATTTATGGGAGAATGCACTCGATACCTTCTTCTGCAATGACAATGACCTTATTGAGTATGTGCAGAGAATAGTAGGCCTTTCAGCTATCGGCAAGGTATATGTTGAGGCTCTGATTATTGCCTACGGAGAAGGTCGAAATGGAAAATCTACATTTTGGAATGTAGTATCCCGTGTGCTTGGTACTTACAGCGGTAATATTTCTGCCGATGTACTGACGGTTGGGTGTAAAAGGAATGTGAAACCCGAGCTTGCCGAGGCAAAAGGAAAAAGACTGCTTATTGCAGCGGAATTAGAAGAAGGTATGCGACTTAATACCTCAAATGTAAAGCAGCTTTGCTCTACTGATGAAATATATGCTGAAAAGAAATACAAAGCACCATTTTCATATATTCCGAGCCACACACTCGTGCTTTACACAAACCACCTGCCAAAGGTCGGTGCTATTGATAAAGGTACATGGCGAAGACTGATTGTAATTCCCTTTGAGGCGAAAATTGAAGGCAGTAACGATGTGAAAAATTTTGCTGACTATCTATTTGAGAACGCAGGCAGTGCTGTTTTATCCTGGATTATTGAGGGTGCAAAAAAAGTCATTGAGGAGAACTACCATATCGAACCGCCACAGAAAGTAAAGGATGCAATTCGCAAGTACAAGGAAAACAATGACTGGATGTCGCATTTTCTTTCGGAGTGTTGTGAGGTTGATGAAAACTATACGGCCAAATCCGGTGAAGTGTATAACGCATATCGTTCCTATTGCACACAGGTGGGTGACTTTATTCGCAGTACGGCTGATTTTTACACTGCCTTGGAAAGCAGCGGTTTCGACCATAAAAAGACAAGGGATTGTAACCTTATTATCGGTTTGAGATTAAAGTCAGAATTCCTTGAATAAAAGCGTTTTTCTTTTAATGTGGAAGTCTATGGATGTCTTTTCTATAACTTCTCTTAAAGAGATAAAATAAATGTATATATAAAATTACGGAAATACACTCCATAGACCTCCACATATCACATTTGATGGAGGTTGCACGATTGAAAGAAAAGATAACAGAAGAAAAATTGGTAATAGCAGTAAAGCAAATGGGCGGCATCTGTCCTAAATTTGTATCTCCCGGCTTTGACGGAATGCCGGACAGGCTTGTGCTGTTGCCTTTCGGGAAAATTGCCTTTGTTGAAGTAAAAGCACCGAACAAAAAACCTCGCCCTTTGCAAAAGGCAAGGCATAGATTACTTAAAAAACTCGGTTTCAAGGTGTATGTGCTTGATGATGCAGAACAGATTGGAGGGATAATTGATGAAATACGAACCGCATAGCTATCAGAAATATGCTATTGAATATTTGAAGTCACACCCTGTTTCAGCTTTGTTTTTGGATTGCGGTTTAGGAAAAACTTCAATCACGCTGTCTGCAGTAAACGAGCTGTTGTTTGACAGTTTCGAAGTGCGTAAGGTACTTGTTATAGCACCTGTACGTGTTGCAAAATTTTCATGGCCTGACGAGATAAAGAAATGGGATCACCTTTCAGAACTGAGATACTCATTAGCTGTTGGTACAGAGGAACAACGAATTGCGGCGCTTAATGCAGATGCAGACATCTACATAATCAACCGAGAAAATATTCAATGGCTTGTTGAGAAAAGCGGCATTTCCTTTAACTTTGATATGCTTGTAATAGACGAGCTTTCATCATTCAAAAATCATCAGACAAAACGCTTTAAAGCACTGATGAAGGTAAGACCAAAGGTGAAACGCATAGTCGGCTTAACAGGCACTCCGTCATCAAACGGACTTATGGATTTATTTGCAGAATTTAAAATTCTTGATATGGGAGAGCGACTTGGGAGATTTATCGGACAGTACAGAAATAAGTATTTCAAACCAGACAAGATGAACGGACAGGTTATTTATTCATACAAGCCTTTACCGTATGCAGAACAAGCCATATATGAAAAAATCTCCAACATTACAGTTTCAATGAAAGCCAATGAATATCTGAAAATGCCGGAGCTTGTAGTCAGTAATTATGAGGTTGAGTTACTGGACAAAGAGAAAAAGCACTATGACGAAATGAAGAAAAATTTAGTCCTTGAAATTGCAGAGGGAGAAATCACTGCATCAAATGCCGCATCACTTTCAAATAAGCTATGCCAGATGTCAAACGGTGCTATTTACGATGATAAGCAGAACATCATTGAAATTCACAGTCGAAAGCTTGACGCACTTGAGGACATTATCGAAAGTATGAACGGAAAACCTCTTTTAGTGGAATATTGGTACAAACACGATTTTGAGCGAATTGCAGAACGGCTTAAAAGTCTGCATATTCCGTTTTCAAAACTTGATACAGATACAAGTATCAGCAAATGGAATAAAGGCGAAATCCCGGTAGCACTTATACACCCTGCAAGTGCAGGTCACGGACTTAATCTTCAAAGCGGAGGTTCAATACTTGTGTGGTTCAGCTTAACCTGGAGTCTTGAACTGTATCAGCAGACAAATGCAAGGCTGTACCGTCAAGGTCAGAAAAACACCGTTGTAATTCAGCACATAATCGCAAAAGGCACTATTGATGAGCAGATTTTGAAAGCACTTCAGCGAAAGGATAAAACACAGTCGGATTTGATAGATGCCGTTAAGGCAGATTTGGGAGGTTTTCTAAAATGACGGCAAAGGAATATTTAAGTCAGGCATATCACCTTGACAAGAGAATAGACTCAAAGATTGAACAGTTGAAAGCACTCAATCTTCTTGCAACAAAATGCACATCTACATTATCGGATATGCCGAAAAGTCAAAGCATCAGTAACTCCCGTTTAGAGGATACTGTTGTAAAGATTGTTGATTTGCAGGAAGAAATCAACAGGGACATAGACAGACTTGTGGATTTAAAGCGTGATATTGTGAGGACAATAAAAATGGTTAAAAAGCCTGAATATCAGATACTTCTTGAACTGCGATATTTATGCTTTAAAACCTGGGAGGAAATTGCGGTTAAGATGAATTGCAGTATTGACAATGTGTTTAAGATGAGGAATAAAGCCTTAAAAATTTTTGAAATTCCTGAAAGTTGACAGTAAATTCCATAGAACTACAGTATGAACATCTGCTATAATATAAACAGTGAAATAGACTTTGAAAGCCTTGTGGAGAAATCCGCAGGGCTTTTCTTATGCCAAAAAGGAGGTGTGACACTTGCCCAAAAAACCGAAAAGGCCTTGTGCTTTCCCGGGATGTCCCAACCTTACTGACAAACAATATTGTGAACGGCACGAGAAAGAACAGAACAGACGCTACAACAAATATGAACGCAGAGCTGATGTAAACATCAGGTACGGCAGAGCATGGCGAAAGGTTCGTGAGCGTTATGTTTCAGCTCACCCGTTGTGTGAGAGGTGCCTTGAGGAAGATAGAATCACTCCTGTTGATGAAGTGCATCATATTATTCCTGTTTCTCAAGGCGGAACGAATGAGGAAAGCAATCTGATGTCACTTTGTAAAAGCTGTCACAATAAAATTCACCTTGAAATCGGTGACAGACAAATAAGACGGTGACCGGTAGGGGGTAAAAATCTCTACAGCCTTCATCTCGGACAACGGCCCGGGGTGTCACACACGAAAAAAGCGAAATCAAACGGGGTATTACCCTACGGAGGTGATTGTATGGCGAAAGACGGCACAGCAAGAGGCGGTGCGAGAGCCGGGAGCGGCAGAAAATCCAAGGCTTTGAAAGAAAAACTTGATAGCGGAAATCCCGGTGGCAGAAAGCTGACAGTAATGGAACTGCCTGCTGAGTCGGATTTAAGCGGTGAGGATATGCCCGAGCCTAAAAGCTATATGCTGGACAGACAGAAAAACGGCGGTGACCTTGATGCAGAAGATGTGTTCAGAGAAACCTGGCTGTGGCTTAAGGAGCGTGGCTGTGAAAACCTGGTAAGTACTCAACTTGTGCGAAATTATGCCATGAGCGTTTCAAGATGGATTCAGTGCGAACACGCTATCTCGGAATACGGCTTTCTTGCAAAGCACCCTACAACAGGTCAGGCAATAGCAAGTCCGTATGTCAGTATGAGTCAGAACTATATGAAACAGGTAAACAATCTGTGGTATCAGATTTTTCAGATAGTAAAGGAAAACTGCTCGGCAGATTTTTCGGGTGCAACACCGCAGGACGATGTTATGGAGAGATTATTACGCTCTCGGAGAGGAAACTGATATGAATTTCAGATTAAACAGATTTATGAAAAAGCTTAAAAACAGCAGACCAAATCTTACAAAGCAACAGTACCGCACAATCAAAGGTCAGGCTCTGTCGGGAGATATTGACGGTGCAGAGAAAGGTCTGAACTCACTTTTGAGGAGGTGTGTATATGAACACAACAACAGAAATGCAGCTTGTTCCCGTTGAAAAGCTGATACCATATATCAACAATGCACGAACACATAGCGAGGAGCAAATAAAGAAACTGCGCTCATCACTGCGTGAGTTCGGCTTTATCAATCCTGTAATCATCGACAGAGATTTCAATGTCATAGCCGGACACGGAAGAATTTTAGCTGCAAAGGCTGAAAACATTTCAGAAGTTCCTTGTGTGTTTGTAGATTATCTCTCCCCTGCTCAAAAGAAAGCCTATATACTGGCAGACAACCGTATGGCTATGGACGCCGGCTGGGACGAAGAACTCCTGAGAGTTGAAATTGAGTCCTTACAGGGTGCTGATTTTGATATCGGTCTTACGGGATTTGATGAAACAGAAATCGCAGAGCTTTTTGCCGATGATAACGATGATGTAAAAGATGATGATTTTGATGTGGATGGTGAACTAGAAAAACCGCCTGTAACAAAAAGCGGTGACCTGTGGCTGCTCGGCAATCACAGACTTATCTGCGGTGACAGTACAAAGGAAGAAACCTACACTCGCCTTATGGACGGTAAGAAAGCAAACCTTGTTGTTACTGACCCACCGTACAATGTCAACTACGAGGGCAGTGCAGGAAAAATCAAGAATGATAACCTTGAAAACGATAAGTTCTATCAGTTCTTGCTTGATGCCTTTCAGAATACTGAAAAAGCTATGGCAGATGATGCGAGCATCTATGTTTTCCACGCAGATACAGAAGGACTAAATTTCAGAAAAGCATTTTCAGACGCAGGCTTTTATCTTTCCGGAACTTGTATCTGGAAAAAGCAAAGCCTTGTACTTGGCAGAAGTCCGTATCAGTGGCAGCACGAGCCTGTTCTGTTCGGTTGGAAGAAGAACGGCAAACACAAGTGGTACTCCGACAGAAAGCAGACCACAATATGGGAGTTTGACAAACCGAAGAAAAACGGCGACCACCCCACAATGAAGCCTGTTCCGCTGATTGCATATCCGATTAAAAATTCAAGTACGACAAACTGCATCGTACTTGATCCCTTCGGCGGCAGCGGAAGTACACTTATAGCCTGTGAGCAGACAAATAGAATCTGCTACACATCAGAGCTTGATGAAAAATACTGCGATGTAATCGTGAAAAGATATATTGAACAGGTTGGCACAACGGAGAATGTGTATGTAATGCGTGACGGTCAAAAAATCAAGTTTGATGATTTGGAGGTTAATGCTGATGAACAGTAAGGCATTAACCCTTGGCAGTCTGTTTGACGGTTCAGGAGGGTTTCCGTTAGGAGGACTTCTTTCCGGTATTACACCTGTGTGGGCATCGGAAATAGAGCCGTTCCCAATTCGTGTGACAACGAAAAGACTGCCGCAGATGAAACACTACGGTGATGTATCAAAATTAAACGGAACAGAACTTCCACCTATTGATATTATCACATTCGGAAGTCCTTGCCAGGATATGAGCGTTGCAGGGAAAAGAGCCGGTCTGTCGGGAGCAAGAAGTAACCTCTTTTATGAGGCGGTAAGAATTGTAAAGGAAATGAGGTGTGAAACGAATGGCGAATATCCAAGATTTGTGGTGTGGGAAAATGTCCCAGGAGCATTCTCGTCAAACAAGGGCGAAGACTTCAAGGCAGTCCTCGAAGAAATCTGTAAAATCAAAGACGATACATTATCTGTATCTCAACCTGAAAGCGGAAAGTGGACAAACGCAGGAGAAATCGTGGGAGATGCGTTCTCCGTTGCGTGGCGAGTGTTTGACGCTCAATATTGGGGAGTCCCCCAACGAAGAAAACGCATCTACCTTGTCGCAGATTTTGCAGGAGAATGTGCCGGAGAAATACTATTTGAGCAAAAAAGCCTGTCAGGGGATTCTCCGCAGAGCATCGGCACGAGGAAAACAACTACCACCGATGTTAAAGATTGCATTGGAGCAACAGGCTTTGACGGATACAATGGTCAGCTGACAGGAGATGTATCCTCGACAATCGGTGTGAACTGCGGAATGTCCACAGGCAGAAACGGTATAGTTCTCAACGACCAGGGCGGCAACAGAATGGATATTACCGAAGATGTGACCTGCACACTCCGTGCCGAGGCACACCACTCACCTTGTGTGTTGGAGTCGGCAGGCTTTTGCACGGAACATTCTGCAAAGAGCCGCGGCATAGGTTATGAGGAAGAAACCTCACCTACGATTCGTGCCGGTACAGTTCCGGCAGCTGTGATGTTTGAAAACCACAGTCAGGATACAAGATACACAGGACCCGTTGAGAAAGCTCCCACAGTTCTTTCAACCTACGGCACTGGTGGGAACAATCAGCCGTTTGTAATTGAAACACCAAAGACACTTAAAATCAGAAGTGGCTGTGACGGTGGCGGAAAGGGTGCTTTAGTTCAGGACAATAAGTCTGCTACTCTGTCCTGCAACAATGACCAGACGGTATTTGTACCGCAAGCCTACGGCATCTGCTCAAAGGACAGCAATTCAATGAAGTCAGATAATCCGAACAGTGGTTTTTACAAGGCGGAAACTTCACGAACACTTGATTTAAACGGAGGAAATCCCTCTTGTAATCAAGGCGGTATTGCTGTTGTTTGTGTAGATCAGGGTGGTGGAAAATCATCTTGTAGCATTACAGAAAACTACTCACCAACACTCACTTGCACACACGGAGGAGAACCTGCAGTCTGTTTACAAGGTTCAATGATTGGAAGAAAAGATGAGAACGGTCCACAGGGTGACGGTATAAACGAAGATGTCAGCTTTACCCTTAATGCAACGGACAAACATGCGGTTGCCTATGGGATTGACCGTTCAGCTTTTAATCAAGGGCAAAACGCAAAGTACGGCTTTGCCGTTGAAACGGAAAAACAGCCGACAATGGTTGCAAAAGGCCCGGGTGCTGTTGCTGCTCCTACATACAGTTCGAGCAAAGCGTCTTTCTTTACGAAAGTTCAAGAAGAAAAAGCAAATACACTGGTTGCTACCGATTACAAAGACCCACCTATCGTAAATGATAATTCAAGCTACGGCTTTTATCCGCAGATGAAAGCGGAATGTATTACCTTTACAAAAGAAAAAAGCGGATGCATTGTAAACGGAACAAATCCGGGATTTCAGAACGGAGTCCTTGAATCAAGCTATATCGTGAGAAGATTAACACCAACGGAATGCGCCAGACTGCAAGGCTTTCCCGATTGGTGGTGCAGTAACCTGGAAACGGAAAACCCCACAGATGAAGAACTTGATTTTTGGAGAGATGTTTTCAGAACCTATACCGAGATTAACGGCACAAAAGTTAAATCTGACAAACAGATAATCAAGTGGCTGAAAAATCCTCATTCTGATTCAGCCGAGTACAAAATGTGGGGCAACGGAGTGGCACTCCCTTGCGTTTGTTTTGTACTTTCAAGGATTGCAAGCCTTAACAAAACTATATCTACGGATTGATAACATAATCGTCAGTACCTTCAATATATTTTTCATAGTCAATACGGATAGCTGTGTTACCGCCGTAGTGATAGCACATTCTGCCTGCCCAACCGAGGAAACATATCGTTTCGTCAGAATTAAGTGCCATAATATCATCTGCATATCGTTCTATGGGTTTCACCTTATCTCCGAAGGTAATGCCCTCACGCTCGGCATCGCTCATAAAGCGAGCTTCGATAGCTTTGTTTTTCAGAAAGATATACACCTTCTTTTCCGGATTGATGAGTTGTCTGATTGTACGCATAAAAAATACGCTCCTTTCATTAGTTTCCTAAAAAAGAGCGTAAAAAACAATCCCATCGTTCCGACAGGATTGCAAAAATCTTTATAACCCTATCGGTCAAGCTTTAGCACCTTACCTTTTGGCAGGTTGCTGTGCGGTCAACGAGCTTGTCTCTCACGCACTCTTTATAGGCTATTTTTAAATTAACACAACAATACAGAATTGTCAAGCAAAAATTAGTCCTTATCCACTTCAATCTCGCCGTGATTTTCCTCAAAGGCTTTTACCCTCTGCTTAATATACTGCTCAATCTCACGGTTTGCTGAACGGCCTTCGTAGTCTGCAATATATCTGAACTTTTGAAAAAGCGTTCGGTTTACTCTGAGTGTGTATCTTAAAATGTTATCGTCCATAATCAAATCTCCTCGATGTTATTATGACATCATTTTAACGCAATTATTGCACCATAACGAAAATGGTGGTATTATGATGTCATAGTGGTGTCATATTTTTAAAAGGAGATTGAAATTTATGAAGGTAGCAGTAGTAGGTTCAAGAAATCTAACAATCAACAATCTGGGTGACTATCTGCCCAAAGATACAACGGAAATAGTCAGCGGCGGTGCAAGAGGAATTGACAGGTGTGCAAGAATGTATGCGAAAACTCATAACATCAGGCTGACGGAATTTTTTCCCGAATATGAACGATATGGACGGTCAGCACCTTTAAAGAGAAATTTGGAAATAATCAGATATGCCGATATAGTTCTCGCCTTTTGGGACGGTAAATCCCACGGAACACGATTTGTAATTGAAAACTGCAAAAAGGAGAATGTTCCCATTAAGGTATTTACTACTGTTTAATACTCACACTTAAAACCGCTGGATTTTCGGCGGTTTGTTTATTTGGCAGAATTTCAAAATTACACTTGCAATTACAGCTGTTCTGAGTGATATATGTTACTGATAAAATTCAGGAGGTCACTAAGATGAATTTTCCAAACAAAGAGATTGTTGAAAAAGTACGGGCAGAATACCCCATCGGAACAAGAGTTGAGCTTTTAAAAATGAACGATGTTCAGGCACCGCCCGTTGGTACGAAAGGAACTGTAAGAGGTGTTGACGATACAGCAAGTCTGCTCGTTGATTGGGATAACGGCTGTGGTCTGAATGTAATACATTGTGAGGACATTGTAATCAAAATATAGAAATATACAGCATAGATATACACAATATATTGTATTAAAGATTGTGTATATTACTTTTTAAAATTGCTTGATATATCCTCAAAAAAGAGCGAATATGTGTGTACCGAAGGGAAATACACACAATTACGGAGGATAAAAATGAACGCAAAGACATTAAGACAAATCGAGGAAATGAAAAAGCAGACAATCGGTGTTGAGGTTGAGATGAACAACATCACAAGGAACAAAGCCGCAAAAATCGCAGCCGAGTTCTTCGGCACAGGCAGATTTGAAAACACAGCCGACAGAAACGGCTACTGCACTTGGTCAGCATATGACGAGCAAGGCAGAGAGTGGAAATTCCAAAAAGATGTCAGCATTGCAGGAATTGACAGTGAGAAATGCGAAATGGTCACACCAATTTTAAACTATTCAGACATTGAAACCTTGCAGGAGCTTGTAAGGATATTAAGAAAAGCGGGTGCAAAGAGCGACTCAACAAGAGGTTGCGGAGTACACATTCACATCGGTGCAAAAGGCCACACGGCAAAGACACTCAGAAACCTTGCAAACATTATGGCAAGCCACGAACAGCTTTTGATTGACGCCTTAAACCTTGACGAGGTGAGAATAAGAAGATACTGCAAAACGGTAGATCCACGCTTTTTGGAACAGGTCAACAGAACTAAGCCTGAAACGATGTCACAACTTGCCGATGTATGGTACAAGAGCCACGATGAAAACTACGGCAGCAATCACCACTACAACGACAGCCGATACCATATGCTAAACCTACACGCAACCTTTACAAAGGGAACGGTTGAGTTCAGACTTTTCCAATTTGACAAGCCCGCAAACGGCAAGCAGAACGGACTTCACGCCGGACAGCTTAAAAGCTACATTCAGCTTTGCTTGGCACTCAGCCAAATGGCAAAGGAAGTTAAATCGGCAAGTGCAAAGCCTCAGCAGACAGAAAATCCAAAATACGCAATGAGGACTTGGCTTTTGCGACTCGGCTTTATCGGTGACGAGTTCAAGACAGCAAGAGATGTGTTCACAAGCAGACTTTCGGGAGACACGGCTTTTAGGAACGGCAGAGTTGCTTGAAGGAATTAGGTTAAATGCCCCACTGACCGCTTTGGCGGTCTTAAGGTGGTAGAAGAACATATCTTCGGAAAGGATTGATTTTATGAAAAGGTTATACATAGCCTACGGAAGTAACCTGAATGTAAGGCAGATGAAAACGAGATGTCCGAATGCGAAAATTCTAGGTACAGCAAAGCTGAAAGGCTGGGAGTTGCTTTTCAAAGGTAGTAAGTCAGGTTCGTACCTCACGATTGAGGAAAAGGAAAACGGCATTGTGCCTGTGGTAATCTGGGAGGTAAGCGAATCCGATGAAAAAGCACTCGACCGTTATGAAGGCTATCCGACCTTCTACTACAAGAAGGACATCAAGGTGCAATACAAGGACATCAGAACAGGCAATCGCAGAACGGTTACCGTCTTCGCCTACATTATGCACGAGGAAAGGCAAATCGGTGTACCAAGCCTTTTCTACCTCAACACCTGCCTTGAAGGTTACAATACCTTTTACTTTGACAAGCAAATACTACTTAATGCCTATCACAAGTCAAAGGAGCTGTACGAAAATGACCGATAACCTTGTTCAGTTACGCACCTGTCCCCGTTGTGGCGGTGTTTATTCCGGACACGGTGCAGTTTCAAGGGCAGACAATTTAACCGTTATCTGTCCCGACTGTGGCACACGAGAGGCCCTCGAAAGCATTGGTGTTGATGAGAAAGAGCAGGAGAAAATTCTTGATACTATTCATAATTCCGTAATGTAAATTATTAAAAATTTTTTTGCTATCAATTGATTTTTAACAATGAATTTGATAGGATAAGTTGTGTAAGGATAAAAGTCGAATTTCTTTTGATACAGGGTATGGAGTATGACAAGAAGAATTTTGATAATAAAATCTTTAGATTTATTTATACTGAAGCCATGAAAGGCACTGTTATTTCGTTATCCTATAAGGGTGAGAAAACGGACTTATGAAATAAGATTTACTGGATTTTTTATAAGGTGAAATTTAATCTCTAATTATAAAGTACTAAATAACTAGAAAGCAAATGATTCAAGCATAATAACGGGGTGATGATATGATTCGAGCTGACCGAAACGCGGAGATAAATGAGATACTACGAAATGAGTATTATAGTTTTACTGTTCCGTTTCTTACGGAATGGTCTGCTGCGTTTGATAAAGAAGTCCCTCCTTCCAGAATAAATGAGTTCGGTATAATCGACGAAAAACGCTACGATACTGACAAAGGAGTCCTCTTTGTTGGCAAAGAAACAAATAATTGGGATAATGAGGACTATGAAAAAGGGATACTTTTTCGTGGTTGGATGGAGGGCATTACTCAGCATGGACTTGCCGGTGGAGATCATATCAGCCAGCATCCGAATATGTGGTACAACATAGGCAGATGGGCAACACTGATTTGTGGTCCATCCACTTCTATTGATGAGATAGCTGATATGAAGGCTTCTGCTATTTCTGCTATTGGTATGATAGCATTTACAAACATAAACAAAGTTCGTGGGAAAAAAAGCAGCAGAAACGAATACCATCAACTTGCAAAGTCCCGTATTGCAGGAGAACTGCTGCAACGAGAAGTTGAAATAATAAAGCCTCAACTGATTGTCTGCTGCGGTACATATAACACAGTTGTTAAGTCACTCCATGATTACGAGGGGCAGATCATTAAAATGCCCCATCCGGGAGCAAGAAAGAAAAAAACCAAGATGCTGTATGAATTGCTAAGGCAGATAACACCCAAAAAGGAGGACTACTGTAATGATTGAGAGTTTCCCTTACATATACAAAGGAAAGTCAAAAGATGCAATTAAACAATTTATAAAATCTGAAACTGGAATAGAAATATCAAATCTGCTAAATAAATATATTGCTAACCCCACTTTAGTTCATACAGCTAATAAGCAAACCTTATTGCTATTGGCAGAAGAATTCGAACCGATATATCAAAAATACATAGGAATATTAGATGGTCCTAATGAGATTGGAGAGATTAAAATATTTGGATTTTTTCTAAAATCTCGAATTGAAAGAATACCCGAACTACAACAATATCTTATGTAAGGATTATAAAGTGCACTTTATTAGCTTGCCAATATAGGCAGGCTATTTTTATGCCATTCGGAGGTGAAATTTTGAGAAAACTTAAGAATTATAAGCCTACAAAATTCAAAGCGAAAGGTAGCTATTACGATAAAGAATACGCCGACTTCGCTGTTGCTTTTATTGAAAGCCTATGTCACACCAAAGGTACATGGGCCGGCAAGAAATTTGAGCTTATCGACTGGCAGGAGCAGATTATTCGTGACCTTTTCGGCATTTTAAAGCCTAACGGATATAGGCAGTTCAACACTGCATATATTGAGATTCCGAAAAAGAACGGCAAGTCTGAATTAGCTGCGGCTGTTGCACTTCTGCTCACCTGCGGTGACGGTGAACAGCGAGCCGAGGTTTACGGTGCGGCTGCTGACAGACAACAGGCGTCAATCGTTTTTGATGTTGCCGCCGATATGGTGCGAATGTGTCCGGCTCTGAACAAAAGAGTAAAGATACTTGCATCACAGAAAAGGCTGATTTATGAACCTACAAACAGCTTTTATCAGGTGCTATCCGCCGAGGCATACAGCAAGCACGGCTTTAATGTTCACGGTGTTGTGTTTGATGAGCTGCACAGTCAGCCGAACAGAAAACTCTATGATGTCCTTACAAAGGGTAGCGGTGATGCACGAATGCAGCCGCTCTTTTTTCTGATCACAACAGCCGGCACAGATACACATTCAATCTGCTATGAGGTTCATCAAAAGGCACAGGATATTATTGACGGGCGAAAAATCGACCCTACATTCTATCCTGTCATTTTCGGTGCTGATGATACCGAGGACTGGACAAGTCCGAAGGTCTGGAAAAAGTGCAATCCCTCCCTCGGTGAAACTATCGGCATTGACAAAGTTAAAACTGCCTGTGAAAGTGCAAAGCAGAATCCGGGCGAAGAAAATTCATTCCGACAGTTAAGACTTAATCAGTGGGTAAAGCAGGCAGTCAGATGGATGCCGATGGACAAATGGGATAAGTGCGCCTTTGCTGTAAACGAAGAACAGCTTGAAGGCAGAGTTTGTTACGGTGGACTTGACCTTTCAAGCACAACGGATATTACGGCATTTGTACTCGTGTTCCCACCGCTTGATGAAGAAGATAAGTACATCATACTGCCATACTTCTGGATACCGGAGGACACACTTGACCTGCGTGTAAAGCGTGACCATGTTCCGTATGATGTTTGGGAACGACAGGGATACTTGCAGACCACAGAGGGAAATGTCGTTCATTACGGCTACATTGAAAAGTTTATTGAACAACTCGGTAAAAAATTCAATATTCGGGAAATCGCATTTGACCGTTGGGGTGCTGTTCAGATGGTGCAGAACCTTGAGAGTATGGGATTTACCGTTGTTCCCTTCGGACAAGGCTTTAAGGATATGTCACCACCCACAAAGGAACTTATGAAACTAACCCTTGAGCAGAAAATTGCACACGGTGGACACCCTGTCTTGCGTTGGAATATGGATAATATTTTCATTCGCACAGACCCTGCCGGAAACATCAAGGCAGATAAAGAAAAATCCACAGAGAAAATTGACGGTGCAGTAGCCACGATTATGGCACTGGACAGAGCAATTCGCTGTGGAAATGATACCTCGGAGTCGGTATACGATTCACGAGGGATTTTGTTTATATAAAGGACAGTGATATATATGGGTATATTTTCAGGGCTTTTTCACTCAAGAGATAAGCCTAAAAACAGAACAGCAGGCAGTGCCTACACATTCTACACAGGCAGAACAACAGCCGGAAAAGCTGTGACACAGCGTTCTGCTATGCAAATGACAGCGGTGTATTCCTGTGTGCGTATTCTGTCGGAGGCGATTGCCAGTCTGCCCTTACACCTTTACAGATACACAGAATGCGGCGGCAAGGAAAAAGCTACGGACAGTCCTCTGTACTTTTTGCTCCACGATGAGCCGAACCTGGAAATGACATCATTTGTTTTTAGAGAAACTCTGATGACTCATCTGCTTTTGTGGGGTAATGCTTATGCACAAATCATAAGAAACGGCAAGGGTGAAGTAACAGCCTTGTACCCTCTTATGCCGGACAGAATGACAGTTGACAGAGATGAAAACGGCAGACTGTATTATGAGTACATGGTAAGCACAGACGATGCGCCAATCAACAAAAAGTCAACCGTAAGACTGCTCCCCTTTGATGTTCTGCATATTCCCGGACTTGGCTTTGACGGGCTTGTTGGTTACTCACCTATCGCTATGGCAAAGAACTCAATCGGTATGGCTATTGCCTGCGAGGAATACGGTGCAAAGTTCTTTGCAAACGGTGCCGCACCAAGCGGTGTGCTTGAACACCCCGGCACAATAAAAGACCCGTCAAGGGTAAGAGAAAGCTGGACTCAGACCTTTGGCGGCAGTTCAAACGCACACAAGGTTGCAGTGCTTGAAGAGGGAATGAAATATACACCTATTTCAATCTCACCAGAGCAGGCACAATTCCTTGAAACAAGAAAATTTCAGATAGATGAAATAGCTCGAATTTTCCGAGTACCGCCACATATGGTCGGTGATTTGGAAAAGTCGAGCTTTTCTAATATTGAGCAACAGTCACTTGAATTTGTGAAATACACACTTGACCCTTGGGTGTCAAGATGGGAGCAAAATTTGGTGCGTTCCCTTCTGACAACCGATGAAAAGAAAAAGTATTTTATCAAATTCAATGTTGACGGACTGCTCCGAGGTGACTATCAAAGCCGAATGAACGGATATGCAACAGCAAGGCAGAACGGCTGGATGTCGGCAAACGATATCAGAGAGCTTGAAAACCTTGACCGCATATCATCAGAAGAAGGCGGAGATTTGTACCTCATAAACGGTAATATGCTGCCGCTCAAAAATGCAGGTGCATTTGCCAACACAGACGAAACGAAGGAGGAAGAAAATGAAGAAGTTCTGGAAGTGGAAGAATCAGACGGAGAACAATCCGACCGAGAGAGTTCTGACTCTCAACGGCACAATCACCGAGGAAAGCTGGTTTGACGATGATGTCACTCCACAGCTTTTCAAAGACGAGTTGAACAGTGGAACAGGAAACATCACTGTATGGATAAACTCTCCCGGTGGTGACTGCGTTGCCGCCGCACAGATTTACAATATGCTGATGGACTACAAGGGTAATGTCACAGTCAAGATTGACGGTATTGCAGCATCTGCAGCATCAATAATTGCAATGGCAGGAAACACAGTGCTGATGTCACCTGTTTCAACAATGATGATACACAATCCTGCAACCGTTGCTATGGGTGACCACAACGAAATGCAGAAAGCTATTGAAATGCTTAACGAAGTCAAGGAAAGTATCATAAATGCGTATGAAATCAAGACCGGATTAAGCAGAGCAAAGCTGTCGCACTTAATGGACTTTGAAACCTGGATGAACGCAAACAAGGCCGTTGAACTCGGCTTTGCAGACGGTATTATCGCAAGAGAAAATCCTAATACAGAGCCTGATGAAGATGAAGAGGACGAAGATGAAAAGGAGAAAAAGAAATCTCCGTGTGATTCAGTCCTGTTTTCAAGAAAGGCTGTAAATACGGCACTGATAAACAAAATTGAAAAGCATTACTCAAATGACAAAGGCACTCCTGTTTCTGACATAAGGGAGCGCCTTAATTTTATCAAAAAATTTATTTAGGAGGTCACAGATATGACTATTAAGGAATTAATTGAAAAAAGAGCAAAGGTGTGGGAAACTGCAAAAAGCTTTGTTGATACCCACGAGGATAAAAATGGTCTGCTTTCTGCAGAGGACACTGCAACCTACAACAAGATGGAAAAGGAAATTGAGGATTTAACTGCGGCTATTGACCGTCAGCAGAGAGCCGCACAGCGTGAGGCTGAACTGAACAAACCGATTAATTCTCCCCTTACAAACAGACCGTACAAGGGTGAGCAGTCGGAGAAAAAGAGCGGAAGAGCAACTGACGAGTACAAAAATGCGATGCTTTCTGCTATGCGTTCCAACTTCAGAAATATAAGTAATGTTCTGCAGGAAGGTGTTGACTCCGATGGCGGTTACCTTGTTCCCGAGGAGTATGACAGCAAACTGATTGATGTGCTTGAAGAGGAGAACATTATGCGTTCTCTCGCAACCACAATCACAACAAGCGGTCAGCACAAGATTAATATTGCCGCCACAAAGCCTGCGGCTGCGTGGATTGAAGAGGGCGGCGCACTCAGCTTTGGTGATGCAACCTTTGACCAGATTTATCTTGATGCATACAAGCTCCATGTTGCAATCAAGGTGACAGAGGAACTTCTCTACGACAACGCATTCAACCTTGAAAACTACATTATTACACAGTTTGGCAAGGCTCTGGGAAATGCCGAGGAGGACGCTTTCCTAAACGGTGACGGCAAAGGCAAGCCTATCGGTATTTTTGACGCTAAAGGCGGTGGTAATGTTATAGGCACACTGACAGCTGCCGTCAAATCAGATGATATGCTTGACCTTGTGTACGGCTTAAAGCGCCCGTACAGAAAAAGTTCCTCTTTCATTATGAACGACTCAACCCTTGCACTGCTTAGAAAGCTGAAGGATAACAACGGAGCATATATCTGGCAGCCGTCATACAAAGAGGGCGAGCCTGACAGAGTGCTTGGATATGCAGTTAACACTTCTTCGTATGCTCCCACAAATGCTATTGCATTCGGTGATTACAGCTACTATAACATTGGTGACAGAGGAAGTCGTTCCTTTGCAGAACTGCGTGAGCTTTTTGCAGGCAATGGTATGGTAGGCTTTGTTGCAAAAGAGCGTGTTGACGGCAAGCTGATTCTGCCGGAGGCAGTGCAGATTCTCAAGCTTAAGGAAACCACAAGTGCCGGCTGATAGGAGTGCTTTAAATGACTGATGAGCTTTTACAAAAGGTAAAACAGAACCTGATTCTTGAACACAACGAAGATGATGAACTTCTGAAAATGTACATAACTGCCGCAGTATCCTATGCCGAAAGCTATCAACACATTGATGAGGGTTACTACTCCACACACGCAATGCCTGCAACTACCGAGCAGGCAGTTATTATGCTTGCGAGCCATTTCTACGAAAGCAGAGATGGCTCAACGGGCGGATTCTTTGCTGACAGCACAAACGCATCGGCTCAGGTGTGGAACACGGTCAATTTACTTTTAAGGCTTGACAGAAACTGGAAGGTGTAGCTATGAGTTTTGGAAACATGAACACACCTGTTGAAATTATGAAAAAGGTGATTGAAACCGATGATGAGGGGTTTAAGAATGAAAGACTGAAAACAGTAGCAAGCGTGAGAGCATATCGTGAGGGCAGACACGGCAGTGAACGGTGGGCGAATATGGCGACATTTTCCGTTGCGACTGACTTGTTTCGCCTAAGGTGTATTCCGCATATTGAAGTTACCGCAGATATGCTTATTCTTTGTGACGGGAAAAGGTTCGAAATCACCTCTGTTGAGAATGTAAAAGGCAGAGGAATGTATCTTGAAATTCTTGCAAAGGAGGTTGAAGCAAGTGGCTAGATGCACAATGAAAATGTCGGAGGAGTTTTTACTCAAAATTTCAAGACTTGGGAACAAAACCGATGAAGTGTGTGAAAGGGTACTCAATGCCGGTGCTGAGGTTGTTCTTAAAAAGGTGAAAACAAATCTCAGAAATGTCATCAGCAAGGACACAAAAACGCAGTCACGCTCAACGGGTGAGCTTGAACACTCGCTCGGCGTGTCCCCTGTTTTATCAGACAAGAACGGCAATATGAATATCAAGATAGGCTTTTCAGAGCCGAGAACAAATGGTGAAAGCAATGCAAAAATTGCGAGTGTAATTGAATACGGCAAAAGCGGTCAGCCACCAAAACCGTTTATGAAGCCTGCAAAATCAGCGTCACGCAAGGAGTGTATGACGGTTATGATTAACACGCTTGATGAGGAGGTAAAGAGCATATGAGTTTGCTTGCTGAAATCAAGAGCATTGCAGAAGGTTTAAATATCAGAGTTGAAACAGGTGCTTTTTCAGACAAAGCACCTGACGAATACATTGTTCTCACACCGCTTTCGGACGGCTTTGATATGCACTGCGACAATATGCCGACCTTTGACAGACAGGAAGTGAGAATTTCTATATTTTCAAAGGGTAATTATTCTGCACTTAAATACAAGCTTGTGACCGCTCTTTTTCAAAGTGATATTTCAATAACCGACAGGCTGTATATCGGTTACGAGAGCGACACGGGCTATCATCACTATGCTATTGACGCATTAAAAACTTATGAACTGGAGGAGATAGATTATGGCAACAATCGGACTTGATAAGCTGTATTACGCAAAAATCACGGAGGACTCTGACGGAAACGAAACCTATGACACACCTATTCCGCTTGCAAAGGCGATGAGTGCGGAACTTTCGGTAGAGCTTGCCGAGGCAACACTTTATGCCGATGACGGTGCATCTGAGGTTGTAAAGGAATTTCAGAGCGGTACGCTCACACTCGGTATTGACAACATCGGAACAGCCGTTGCAGAGGATTTGACCGGTGCGACAATCGACAAAAACAAGGTGTTGGTTTCCGCATCTGAGGACGGAGCACCGCCCGTTGCAATCGGTTTTCGTGCAAAGAAAGCGAACGGCAAGTATCGTTACTTTTGGCTTTACAGAGTGAAGTTTGGCATTCCTGCAACTAATCTTACCACAAAGGGCGAAAGCATCGAGTTTTCCACTCCGTCGATTGAGGGTACGGTTATCCGCAGAAACAAGGCTGACAAGCTCGGCAAGCACCCGTGGAAGGCTGAAATTTCAGAGGACGATACAGGTGTTGCAATCGACACAATCAGCGGTTGGTACACTCAAGTGTATGAGCCGACCTATGCTGAATAAATACGGAGGTGCGTTATGACTGACAGAGGAAGTATTATTAAAATTGGTGAAAACGATTATGAGCTTATTCTCACAACAAGGGCAACAAAGGAAATTGCCAAAAGATACGGCGGACTTGAAAACCTCGGTGACAGGCTTATGAAAAGTGAAAATTTTGAAATGGCACTTGATGAAATCATCTGGCTTATCACACTGCTTGCAAACCAGAGCGTTATGATTTACAATCTGAAAAATCCGAACAGCAAAAAGCTTTTGCTTTGTGAGGACGAGGTTGAGCTTTTAACCTCACCGTTTGACCTTGCAGAATACAAGAATGCAATTATGGACTCAATGAACAAAGGTACAAAAAGGAATATTGAAAGTGCGTCTGACTCAAAAAACACGAAAGTCGGGTAACGGACGATGAGCTGTTCACCCGACTTCTTTATTACGGACTTGCACATTTGAACCTTTCGCAAGATGAGGTGTGGCTGATGCCGTTCGGACTTTTGCTCGACCTGTGGGAATGTCATAGACAATACAACGGCATTGCAAAGCCAAAACGAGTTGCTTGCATTGATGATGTTATTCCTTATGGGGTTTGAATATATTTCCATTGATTCTTAATAATCAATATGGTATGATTCAATTATAACAAATATGCTTAAATTTTGGCAGTTGATTTGTTGTAATATACTTGAAAGGTAGATGATAAAGTGACAAGAGAAAATCAAATTAAATCATTAATTGAATGTTACGAAAAAGAGTATAAGGAATTTATGGGAATTGAAAAATTTCCTGAATACGAGTTAGAGTTGTATAAAGAACAAATTGGTAAAGTATGTAGCTATGGATTCGGAACTTTAGCTGAAGCTAAATATAATCCAAAAACCGATAAACATTTATTACGCATTTGTATAAGTTATGAGATAAATAAGTATGTTATATTTCATGAGTTCACCCATATTTTAGATGCAGAAATGTATGCAAAAAAAGATTCAAACAAATATCTTTATGTTACTGGATATACAGAATATCACGCTTCACAGGTGGAATTGATGGCTTTATTAGGGGTAAAAAAAGTCTTTCCAAATGAATTTACTTTTTCAATCAATTCTGTCATTGATGTATATCCCAATGCTTGCACTATAAAAAATTATTTATTATCCAAGCATCAGTTTGTTGTGGATATGATGAGTAGGATGGATTATTCAGCAAATATTGAAATACTAAAACCAACAATAAGCTTACTATACAATTATTTTGGATTGCGTTCAATCTGTAAAATGTATGCGAAAGATTATGAAGAATGCGTAGATAATACTGCTATTATCAAAATACTTTCCTTACAATTATTCTCGGAACTAAATATATTTATGAACGGACAATTCGATGAGAAAAAAATTGAACTGAGTTTTGTTCCTTATTCAAATGTAATATTCTCATTAGTGGAAAAGTACAATCTTTCGTAACAATTAATTGAGTAAACAAATAACAACATCATCAAGGGGAGTAACCACACGGTTGCTCCTCTTTCATATATGCACATATAACACTACGAGCCGAAAGGCTCTTTTTTTATGTCTTGAGGAGGTGAGAATATGGCGGACAGTTTTGGACTTAAGCTTGGCATTGAGGGCGAAAAGGAATTTAAAAAGTCGCTTGCCGAAATCAATCAGAGCTTTAAGGTGCTTGGCTCTGAGATGAAGCTTGTGTCCTCGCAGTTTGATAAGAATGACAATTCCGTTCAGGCTTTGTCTGCAAGAAATACGGTTCTTAACAAGGAGATTGATGCACAAAAGCAGAAGATTGAAACCTTGCGACAGGCACTTGCAAATGCATCAGAGTCATTTGGTGAAACTGACAGGAGAACACAAAGCTGGCAAATTCAGCTTAACAATGCCGAGGCATCACTCAACAGTATGGAGCGTGAACTGAACAGTAATAATTCTGCACTTGAACAGGCAAAGACGGATATTGAGGGGACAGAAAAATCTCTTGAAAAGGTTGACGGTCGGCTTGATGATACTGCCGAAAGTGCCGATGATATGGGCGATGAAATCAAGGACGCAGGCGACAAGGCGGATAAGTCAAAGGAGAGGTTTTCAAAGCTTGGTTCGATACTCAAGGGTGTGGGCATTGCGATGGGTGCGGTTGTTACTGCGGCTGCCGCAACTGCCGTTAAGCTCGGCAAGGAGGTAGTTAATGCCTATGCCGACTATGAACAGCTTGTCGGCGGTGTTGATACGCTTTTCAAGGGTTCATCACAGAAGCTGCAAAGCTACGCATCTAATGTCTATAAAACGGCAGGCCTTTCTGCAAATGACTATATGGAAACTGTTACAGGCTTTTCCGCAAGCCTTATTCAGTCGCTTGGCGGTGATACGGACAAGTCGGTAAAGTATGCCGATATGGCAATCACGGATATGGCGGATAACGCAAACAAGATGGGTACAGATATGTCACTCATTCAGAATGCGTATCAGGGCTTTGCCAAGCAAAACTACACCATGCTCGATAACCTTAAACTTGGCTACGGCGGTACTAAAGAGGAAATGCAAAGACTTCTCTCTGACGCAGAAAAAATATCTGGCGTGAAATATGATATTTCGTCATATGCCAATGTGGTCGATGCAATCCATGTTATGCAGGAGAGTATGGATATTGCCGGCACTACCGCAAAGGAGGTGGAGGGTACAATTTCGGGTTCGGTTAATGCGTTGAAATCCTCGGTTACTAACCTTGTGGTAGGATTTGGTGACGCAAATGCTGACCTCGGTGTGTTGTGTGAAAATGTTGTAACAGCATTTCAGACCGTGCTTGAGAATATCTCGCCTATTGTGAAAAATCTCATCTCAGCCTTGCCGACAGTCATTACCACACTGCTTGAATCGGCAGGTGAAATGCTTCCCACTGTTCTGGAAACTCTTGCAGAATTGTTTGCACAGGTGCTTGAGGGATTGCTTCAGCTTTTGCCACAGCTGATTCCCGTTGCGGTATCGGCTTTATTAACAATTACGAATGCAATTGTTGAAAATCTGCCCTTGCTGATTGAGTCGGCAACCTTACTCGTAGCAACTCTCGTACAGGGCCTTGCAGATGCACTGCCTACACTAATTCCTACTACGGTCAATGCGGTTATGACGATTGTACAGGGACTTCTGGACAGCTTGCCGTCAATTCTTGACGCAGGACTTGAACTTGTGTCAGCACTTGCACAGGGTATTCTTGATGCACTTCCCGACCTCATATCTAAACTGCCTCAGATTATTATGGGCATAGTTACATTTCTTTTAAATTCAATACCGCAAATCATACAGACAGGCATTAAGCTGCTGACCTCTCTTGTTAGTGCCTTACCCGATATTATCACAGCAATAGTTAAGGCTATTCCGCAGATTATCAACGGGATTATAAATGCGGTAATAAATTCAATTCCGCAGATTATTCAGGCAGGCATTGACTTGCTCATTTCACTTGTCAAGGCTCTGCCCACCATTATAGTCACAATCGTGAATGCAATACCCGACATCATTTCAGGCATTGTTAATGCTCTTATTGACAATATTCCGGCAATAATTCAGGCGGGTATTGATTTGTTGATTTCGCTTGTTAAGAATCTGCCGACTATCATTAAGGGAATTGTAAAGGCAGTACCTAAGATTATTGAAGGCATTGTAAAGGCCTTTGGTTCACTTATGTACAAGATTGTTGAAATTGGCGGTAACATTGTAAAAGGCTTGTGGGACGGTATCTGCGGTCTTGCATCGTGGCTCTGGGATTCAGTCAGCGGTTGGATTTCGGGTATCTGGGACGGCATCTGCGACTTTTTTGGCATTCACTCACCGTCAAAGGAAATGGCATGGGTTGGAGAAATGCTCGTCAAGGGCCTTGCCGGCTCTATTGACAAGAACGGTGATATGGCTGTTCGTGCCGCCGAGGGTATGAGCAGTGATGTTTCAAGTGTTATGAACTCACTTGCTGATGATATGAAAACTGCCTTGCCGACTGATTTCAGCATTGACGGAAATGTTAAAGGATTGGTTGATAATTCAAATTCTGTTGCTTTCGGCAAGAGCGGTCTTTCGCTTGTGCTGAATATTGCAAATTTTAACAACTACTCAAATGACGATATTTCTCAGCTTACAAACGAGATTATGGAAACTGCAGGTCAGTTTGCCAAAAGGAAAGGAATGGTATTTGCGTGAACTATTTTGAATACAACGGCATGAGGTCATCTGATATGGGGCTTCATATACAGAGAAAGAATGTGTACTCCTCGCCAAAGTATGACTCTTCCTTTGTATCAATCCCCGGTCGCAACGGTGACCTGATTGTACCGAATCGCAGATATGAAAACACACAGGTGAGCTATTCTGTATATCTGTCTGCAAAGAACAGTCAACAGCTTGCTGACAGCATTACAAAAATCAAGGCTTGGCTGTATGCACAGCCCGACAGGTATCACATACTAAAGGACAGCTACGATAAAAGATTTTTCAGATATGCTCTTTTTAACTCATCGCTTGATATTGAAGATGAGCTCAACAAAATCGGTGTGTTTACCGTAAGCTTTAACTGCAAGCCATTTAGATATGACATTGACGGTGAGTTACCGCACAGCATTGATGTGGTGCTGAATTTTCCGTATATGATTTTTTGCAGAATGGACGGTTCAAAGCCGGAAAACGACTGGAGCAACCGTTGGAATCAGACGGCAGACCTTGTTGTGCCGAGTGGAAAGAATATGTTTGTACTGAATACAAATTCGTGGACAGACGGCTACTGGGACTACTATTCAGATGCTGACAAGAGCAGAATATATCTTAAGGTGAACGAAAACTGGAAGAAGGAGAATGCAAGGTTTGCCCTCTACACATTTCTCGGTGACGAAACCGCATGGTATTCTCTCGAGAAGGTCAGCGAGGATATTTACAGAGTGACCTTGCCGTCAAAGGGTGAAACCGTACTTGTGAATCCGTACAGCTTTGAGAGCAGACCACTTATTCATCTTAACGGCAACGGTACGGGTACGCTTACCATTGATAACGAAAACGGCAGACACGAATGGACATTCAGCAATATTGACGAGTTCATTGAGATTGACAGCGAAAAAATGTGCTTTTACAAGGACAACACGCTGAAAAATGATACGGTTACAGGCACGGGTTTTCCTTTGCTTGTAAGGGGTGAAAACAGGTTTATTCTCGGCGGTGGCATAACAGACGGTTCAGTATTTCCAAGGTGGTGTTCGTTATGATGCCGATTTTATACAGAGCAGATGAAACCGAGTTTGACACCTACGGAATCGGTATGCTGTCGGACTGCACCTTTTGCGAAGTTACAGAGGAGCGAAACGGTGCGTTTGAATGTGTGATGAAATATCCTCTGCACGGTGCATTGTTTGATGAGATTAAAAACGACAGGGTTATACTCGTTAAGCCGAATGACACATCAAGGTCACAGCCGTTTCGTATATACAGAATTACAACACCGATGAACGGCATCATCACAGTGTATGCACAGCATATGTCATATGATTTGTCGGGCATTGGTGTGCTATGCTTTGAGAGCAAATCGGTTTCGCCACAGCTTGCACTTGAAAGAATTTTTGCGAATACTTCATCAAAGCACGGCTTTAAATGCAGGACAGACCTTTCAGCACCGAGGGCATTTTCAGTCAGTAAACCTATGAGTATCAGAGCCTGTCTTGGCGGTACGGAGGGTTCTGTACTTGATGTATGGGGCGGTGAGTATGAATGGGATATGTTCGATGTCATTCTTCACTCAAAGCGTGGTAAGGATAACGGTGTGGTAATTGAATACGGTAAGAACCTCACCTCACTTGAGCAGGACAATGATTTTTCATCGGTATATACACACCTTTTGCCCTATGCCGTAATTAAAAACGGAGATACCGAAAGTGTGGTTACTCTGTCGGAAATCACAATTCCTATTGTGGAAACATATGCAAGGGAGAAAACACTCATCAAGGATTTTTCGTCCTTCTTTAAGGACGGAGAAACCGTTACCGAGGACACACTTCGAGCAAAGGCGAAGTCATACATCAAACAGAATCCGTTCGGTGACGAAACTCCCACGGTGAAGGTGTCGTTTGAACCGCTATGGCAACAGCCCGAATATTCGCAGTTTCTCGAAAAGGTGAACCTCTGCGACACAGTGATCGTCAGACACCCAGATATGAATATTGAGGTAAAGACGAAGGTTATTGAAACCGTATATGACGCACTGGCCGAGAAATATTCATCAATCACACTCGGAACGGCAAAATCAAACTTTGTGAATACGGTTGCAGAAATCAAAAGTACAACCGATGAAATCAAAAAGGAAACCGACAGCTTTCCGTTACTTATGAATACTGCTATTAAAAATGCCACTTCGCTGATTTCAGGTCAGCAAGGTGGCTTTGTTGTTATGCACACGGATTCTGTTACAGGCAAGCCGTATGAACTTTTGATTCTTGACAACGAAAATCTGTACGATGCAAGGAATGTGTGGCGGTGGAATGTCAGTGGCTTAGGTTTTTCAAAGAGTGGATACAACGGCCCGTATGAAACTGCGATTACGGCTGACGGAAAAATCGTGGCTGACTTTATCACAAGCGGAACGCTTATGGCAAATATCATCAAGGCGGGAGTAATCAGTTCGGCTGATAATTCTTCATGGTGGGATTTGGAAAGCGGAGAGGTACACCTAAGTGCATATACAAAAACAGAGGATACCGACAAACTCAGCGACAGTATTGCTGAAATTACAGAAAGGACATCAACACTTGAACAGACCGCAGAGGACATTTCATTTAAAATCAATGAGCAGTCCACTGGCGGAAAGAACTATCTTCTTAATTCATCGGCTCTCAACGGACTTTCGGATGATTGGGAGTATTCGGGATTGGTCACTGTACTTTCCGATACAGATGTAATCAGTCATACCTCTTCGGGTTCTGCTTTTGTACTCGGTGCGGAAAGCACCTTGTCGCAAAGTGTGTATAACTCGGTTGCCGACAGATCCTTTGTGCTGTCACTCAGAGCAAAGAAAAGCTATTCACAGCTTAGTGCATATATGTATGTTCAGTACAACGGAGTTAAAAGAGAATATCTTTTTAATACAAAGGAGAGCTTTGATTGGACAGATTTTTCCGTTGTACTCCCCGATGTTTCGGACGGTGAAATCACGGTATTCATTTACAGCCGTGACACCTCTCTTACGGTAAGTGACCTTATGCTTACTGACGGAAGTATTATCCAACACTGGTCGCCTGCACCGAACGAGATATACACAAACGAGGTAAAGATTGACCGCAAAGGCATTGAGGTTTCAAACAGCAAGTCCTCGCAGAAAACAGTAATTACAAACACTGAATTTTCCGGCTACTACAACGGTGAAAAGATATTCACCCTAAACAAGGACGAAACTCAGACGAAGAAAACCACAGTTGACGGTGAGCTTACAATCGGCAGAACAAAGCTGATTCCGATGTCAAACAGTTCACCGGGACTCAACATTGTAATTCTTGATTAGGAGGCAATATGGCAAAGACAACGGTTGTCAATAGAATTGACACGATTTACATAGATACGGAAAATCCGACCGTATCAGTGAACACAACGGTAAATGACGCAGGTCTTAAACACAGCATTACGATTACCATACGAGGTATTCCGATAACTGGCATATCGGGACTTGCGTGGAACAAGGGGACGGCAAACAGGATTATTCCCATTCCTACGGACAGCAGAACGGGTATTCTCAAGGCAATGTATGAGGACAAAAGCATTACGGCAAAGCTAACGGTCACCACATACAAGGGTTCAACCTATGTAGGCATTTCTGAAAGGAATTGTCAGATTACCACCACATCGCACAGCTCAAGGCCTGTAATTAACGGATTTATCTATCTTGACACCAATTTAAAGACCACTGCCGTTACGGGCAACTCAAAGCTGTTTATTCAGAACTATTCAAATCTCAAGGTTACTCCGCTTACGGCAAAACCGAGAAATGAATCGAAGATTACAGGCTACACGGTAAGCTGTAACGGTGTGAGCAAATCAAGTACAACTGCAAAGGAATTGAATCTTGGTACAATCACCAAAAGCGGTGATGTGGTGGTTATGGTCACGGTCACGGACTCAAGAGGTTACACAACGAGCATTAAAAAGACGATTACAGTTATTCCGTACAGCAGTCCGAATCTCAGTAAGATTACACTAAGACGAACAAATGAGATTGAGTCGGAAATTCAGCTTATTTTCAACGGCTCATACTCACCAATTACAATTGACGGGGTAAATCACAATCAGCTTTTATCCTTTCGCTACCAATACAAGAGGACAAGTGATGCAAACTACGGAAATTTTGTTGACATTTTAAGCAACCTTAAAATGAACGACACAAGCTATTCGTACTCAAATCTTCAGCTTATGAATCTTGATGTGAATATGTCATATGACTTTCATATTGAAATCCGTGATACTATGGAAAAGTCGGTTATTACAGACCTGTACTATTTAATTCCGCAGGGCACTCCGCTTGTTGCATTACGCAAGCAGAAGGTAGACATTAACAATCCAAACCCACAATCCGCACTTGATGTGACGGGTGAAATACATATGAACGGCTTTCCTGTTATGGGCATTATACAGACCTCTGTTGAGGACGATGTCAGCCTTAACAGTCTTACAACGCAGGGTATTTATTTCAGACGAAGAGTACCGCAGGAGAATATGAACTATCCGGCACTTGTATTCGGTATGCTTGAAGTATTTTCTTGCAGTACAAATCTTGTGACACAGAGATATACGGCAAGGGACACTCCGTTTGATGTATATATCCGTTCAAAGGTGAATTCAAGCTGGAGCAAGTGGGTTAAAAAATAGACACAGGAGGTATTTATGAAACAGATTTGGAACAGCATTCAGACTGCATTCATCGCACTTGGAGGAACACTCGGATGGTTTCTCGGAGGTGCAGACGGCTTTCTGTATGCACTCATTGCATTTGTAGTTATCGACTACATTACAGGAATGATGTGTGCCGTTGCCGACAAAAAGCTTTCGAGCAAGGTCGGTTTCAAGGGCATTTGCAGAAAGGTGATTATCTTTCTGCTTGTGGGAGTGGCGAATCTCCTTGATGTGTACATTATCGGCACGGGCAGTGTGCTGAGAACGGCAGTGATTTTCTTCTATCTCTCAAATGAGGGCTTGTCACTGCTTGAAAACGGAGCGCATCTGGGACTTCCCATTCCCGAAAAGATTAAAAATGTGCTTGCACAATTACACCACAGAAGTGAAAAGGAGGACGACTGAATGTCATACACAAACAGCAAATTAGTTAGCTACACAAAAATCTCACCAAACAAAAACATCAATCGCAATCACAAGATTGATACAATTTCAATCCACTGCGTAGTCGGACAGTGCTCTGTTGAAACACTCGGCTCAATTTTTGCATCTGCAAGCAAAGAGGCAAGCTCAAACTACGGTATCGGTTATGACGGCAGAATTGGAATGTATGTTGAGGAAAAGGATCGTAGCTGGTGCACCTCATCTGCGTCAAATGACAACAGGGCGATTACCATTGAGGTTGCGTCAGATACCTACCACCCATACAGAGTAAATGATGCTGCGTACAAGTCTTTGATTAAACTGCTTGTTGACATCTGCAAGAGAAACGGCATCAAAAGGCTTGTGTGGTCAACAAACAAGTCAGAGAGAATGAATCACCTTAACGGCTGCAATATGACGGTTCACAGGGATTATGCGAACAAGTCCTGCCCCGGTGATTATCTCTACAATCTTCACGGACAGATTGCAAAGGAGGTGAACGCTCAGCTTGGCTTAGGCAGTTCAAAACCTGCGACTTCAAAGAAAACTCTCTATCGTGTACGCAAAAGTTGGAAGGACGCAAAGTCGCAAAAGGGTGCTTTCTATGACCTTTCAAATGCCAAGAAATGTGCCGACAAAAACAGCGGTTACTCTGTTTTTAATGAAAGCGGAAAAGTTGTGTACACACTAAAGTCATCGGGCAAAAAGTCAGTTGATGCCATTGCAAGAGAAGTAATTCAGGGCAAATGGGGCAACGGTGCCGACCGCAAAAACCGCCTCACCAAAGCCGGCTATGACTACAACGCCATTCAGAAAAGAGTAAACGAGATTTTATCTTAACAGACAATAGAACAGTATTCTAACAAAGCCAAATCCCCATCGAGGAAGTTTTATTCCTTGATGGGGATTTTTTGCTTACGAATAAATAATAAAAATAAAAATTTTTCAAAAAGCGTCCTTTTAAGCACTCTCCCGTGGCTAACAGACAGAGGGCAACAATGCTCTCGGAAACGGAGGTACAATATATGAAACACAATCTTCAAATCAGTGTTTCGGACAAACCACAAAGAAACAGTATGGTATCCTGCAAAAACATCACCTTGCGAGAACGATTTTTGCGAATGCTGTTCGGCAGAAAACAGAAAATCACAATCCTTGTTCCAAGTGATTCTATTGAGGAACTCGCCATTACCAAGGTTAAAAAAGGAGGCAGTTATGAACAAAATAACAGCATTACTTGATGCGATTACCGAGGTAATCAAAAACATTGGCACACTTACAGAAAGTCTGCAGACTGTTTCAAATCTCTTGAATGAGATAAAGATTACTGAAATTTCGAAGAAGTCAACCGTACATACTTCTGAAAGTACAGGAAATTCAAAGGTGTATTCACTTGAAGATGTAAGGGGTGTTCTTGCTAAAAAAAGTCAAAGCGGACTCACTTCTGAGGTTAGAGAAATCATTGTAAAGTATGGTGGAAACAAACTGTCAGAAATTGACCCCTGTCATTACGAAGAAATCATCAAAGATGCGGAGGCACTTAAGAATGAGTAATCACGCTTTCCTCTCCCCTTCAAGTTCTCACAGATGGCTCAATTGTACACCAAGTGCCGTGCTTGAATCAAAGTTTGAGAACAAATCAACCAAAGCATCTGAAGAAGGCACAGTCGCCCATGCGTGGTGTGAGCATAAACTGAAAAACATATTATGCAGAAAAAGTGACGAGCCTGTCTCCCCTTACACAAACGATGAAATGCAGGAATACACCGACTTATATGTTGATTTTGTACTTGAACAATTCAATCTTGCAAAACAGAAATGTAAAGATCCTTTGATTCTTATTGAACAAAAGGTTGATTTTTCAGAATATGTACCAAATGGTTTTGGAACAGCCGACTGCATTATTGTTTCTGAAAGCAAAATACATATCATTGATTTCAAATATGGAATGGGAGTATTGGTTGATGCCTTTGATAACCCGCAGATGAAATGTTATGCTCTCGGTGCTTTAAAAATCTTTGACCGCCTATATGACATTAAAGATGTGTCAATGTCAATTTTTCAGCCACGCAGAGATAATGTCAGCACTTGGACTGTTTCTGCTGATGAGCTCAAAGGCTGGGCAGAAAATGTACTAAAGCCAAAAGCAGAATTAGCTGTTAAAGGTGAAGGTGATTACTGTGTCGGTGATTGGTGTACATTCTGCAAAGCATCAGTAAGATGCAGAGCAAGAGCCGAAAACAATCTGAAACTTGCACAGGAAGAATTCAGACTTCCCCCACTTCTTACTGATTCTGAAATTGAAAAGATTTTATCTGTTATCCCCAATCTCACGAAGTGGGCAAATGAAATAATGGCATATGCTACCGAATCAGCTGTCAATCACGGCAAGCATTGGAACGGTTTTAAAATTGTTGAAGGACGGTCTGTACGAAAGTATAAAGATGAAACCGCAGTGGCTAAAGCATTGGAAGATGCCGGCTACAAAGACATTTATCGCAAGAGTCTTATCACACTTACAGAAATGCAAAAGCTTTTAGGTAAGCAAAATTTCAACGAGATACTTGGAAATCTCATCATTAAACCAAAAGGCAAGCCTGCTCTTGTTCCCGAAACGGACAAAAGAGATGCTATGACAATCACAGATGTTAAAAACGAATTTAAAACGGAGGACTAATTATTATGGCTAATTCAAACAAAACAAAAGTTATCACAGGCAAAAACACAAGACTTTCATATTTTCACGGTTGGGAACCTGTTTCAATCAACGGCAGTCCTGAAAGATACAGCGTATCCGTACTTATTCCAAAAGATGATACTGAAACCGTTAATGCGATTAACAACGCTGTAAATACTGCAATTGAAGAAGGTATCGGTAAATTTGGTGGTAAAAAGCCAAACAAAGCATCACTTAAACTTCCTCTTCGTGACGGTGATACCGAGCGTAATGATGAGGCTTATGCAGGTCACTGGTTTATCAATGCAAACAGCAGAACCGCTCCACAGATTGTTGATAAGGCTGTAAAACCTATTCTTGACAGAGATGAGGTGTACAGCGGTTGTTATGCAAGAGTGTCTCTGAATTTTTACGCATTCAATTCAAATGGCAACAAAGGTATTGCCTGTGGTCTTGGCAACATTCAGAAAATAAAGGACGGCGAACCGCTTGGTGGCAGAAGTTCGGCTGCTGATGATTTCAGAACAGAAACAGATGATGATTTCTTATCCTAACATAATATGAGGTAAACGATATGAACGAATTTTATGAACTTGCAAAATTGTTTGATGTAGTTGTTATCTTCTGTTTCTTCTTAGGAATAGGTATGTACGGCATCATAAGCACCGTAACGGATTTAATTTTCCTTATTCACAAGACTTTTAGAAAGCACAGAATAGCGAGAAGGGCTAAGAAAAACAACTTAGATAATTAACAATTTTGGACGGTGGAGAGATACTCTCTGCCGTCCGTTTTTTATATATAAGGAAGTGAAAACATGAAATCAATCAGTATTGACATAGAAACATATTCAAGTGCTAATCTTCAGAAATCCGGTGTTTACCGTTATGCGGAAAGTGATGATTTTGAAATTCTGCTGTTTGGCTATTCTGTTGACGGCAGTGATGTCAAAGTCATTGACTTGTGTATGGGAGAAAAGATACCCGAGGATATTCTTGATGCACTGACCGATACTTCGGTTATCAAATGGGCATTCAACGCACAATTTGAGAGGGTATGCTTATCAAGGTATCTTAAAGATTTAGGTATAGATTTTGACGGCAAATATCTTAACCCGTCATCTTGGCATTGTACTCTTGTCTGGTCGGCAACACTTGGTCTTCCCCTTTCTCTTGAGGGTGTGGGTGCTGTATTAGGCCTTGAAAATCAAAAGCTGTCAGAGGGTAAAAATCTCATACGATATTTTTGTATTCCCTGTTCCCCTACAAAAATCAATAATGGCAGAACAAGAAATATGCCATATCACAATATAGAAAAGTGGAATAATTTCAAAGCATACAATATTCGTGATGTTGAAACTGAGATGAGTATTCAAAAGAAATTATCAAGATTTCCTGTAAGTGATTCAATATGGAACGAATACCACCTTGACCAAAATATAAATGACCGTGGCATTGGTGTAGATATGTTTTTAGTTGAAAACGCAATAGTTATTGATGAAATGGTTAAAAAGTCGCTTGTCAATGATATACAATCCCTTACCAATCTTGATAATCCAAATTCCGTTCAGCAAATGAAAAACTGGCTCTCCGAAAGCGGATTTGAAACCGAAAGTCTTAACAAAACATCAGTTTCAGAAATGCTGAAAACTGCACCGTATCATGTACACAAAGTGTTATCCCTCAGACAGCAACTAACAAAAAGCAGTGTTAAGAAATACACAGCAATGAAAAATGCCGTTTGTAAAGACAGCCGTGCAAGGGGAATGTTTCAGTTTTACGGTGCAAACAGAACAGGTCGATTTTCAGGCAGACTTGTGCAATTACAGAATTTACCGCAAAACCATATGAGTGATTTGGCAGATGCACGAAGTCTTGTAAAATGCGGAAATTATGATGCACTCAGTATTCTTTATGATGATATTCCGGACACACTTTCACAACTTATCCGCACCGCTTTTATTCCACAGCACAGTTGCAAATTCATAGTAGCCGATTTTTCTGCTATTGAGGCAAGGGTTCTTGCGTGGCTTGCAGGTGAGAAATGGAGAAACAAAGTTTTTAGTGAGGGCAAAGATATTTATTGCAGTAGTGCATCACAGATGTTTGGTGTTCCTGTTGAAAAGCATGGAATAAACGGGCATCTGCGACAAAAAGGCAAAATCGCCGAGCTTGCACTCGGATACGGCGGTTCTGTCGGGGCATTGAAAGCTATGGGTGCTATTCAGATGGGACTTTCAGAGGATGAACTTCAACCTCTAGTGTGTGCGTGGAGAAACTCTAATCCGTCAATTACTAAACTCTGGTGGGACATTGATAAATGTGTTAAAGAAACTGTTACCAAAAGGATACCGACTGAAACCAACGGCATATCTTTTACCTACGAAAGCGGATTTCTGTTCATCACTCTCCCCTCCGGCAGAAGACTTGCATATGTTAAGCCGAGAATCGGAATAAATAAATTTGGCGGTGAATCAGTTACCTATGAGGGCATTGGCAGTACGAAGAAATGGGAACGGCTTGAAAGCTACGGCCCTAAGTTCTGTGAAAATATCATTCAAGCCATTGCAAGAGATATATTATTATACGCAATGCAAACACTAAAAAATTACCGCATAATCGCTCATGTTCATGACGAGGTTATTATTGAATGCCAAAAAGATGTTTCCGTAAACACTATCTGCGAACAAATGAGCAGAACTCCGCCTTGGGCAAAAGGTCTTTTACTCCGTGCGGACGGTTATGAATGTCAATTTTATATGAAAGATTAAAAAGCGTCCTTTTTCACCTTCTGCTATGGCTATATGGTAGGAGGTGCTTTTTATGACAGACAATGAGAAAAAGCAAATTGAAAGCTACCGAAAGAACGGTTACGGATACAAACAGATTTCAAATCTCACAAACCTATCCGTTAATACAATAAAATCATACTGTAAAAGGAACAAACTGATGAGTGCCGATTTGCAAAGCAATGATAACCACACTCTTTGTTGTGAACAATGTGGAAAACCGGTTGAGCAAAACGAGCACCGCAAACGCAAGAGATTTTGTTCAGACGCTTGCAGAAACAAGTGGTGGAACAATCATCTTGATTTAGTCAAAAGGAAAGCCATTTATGAGCTGACTTGTCATTATTGCAGAAAAACTTTTACAGTTTACGGCAATGCAAAAAGAAAATTTTGCAATCATAGTTGTTATGTCAAATACAGATACGGAGGAAAACAAAATGGATAAGCCTACATACGCAGAGCGTTACACCCTAACTGTCAAAGAAGCGGGATTATATTTTAACATTGGCATTAAAAAAATGAGAAAACTTGCCAAGGATAATCTCGGAATTTTTTCAGTTTTGAGCGGTAATCGCTATTTGATTATACGAACAAAATTTGAGGAATATCTGTGCAATAATTCTACGATATAGTTTCCTTTTATCTGCTGAAAGTAGTTGCTATTCTGAGAGTTTTACGGCAATATATGAGTACCAAACGAGGAGGTAAAAAATATGAATAAACCATCACTGCATGACAAAGATTTTTTGACGGTAATTGAAACAGCCGAATTATTTGGACTCAGCAGAAGAAAAATGTTCCGTCTTACAAGCCAAAGCGGTCTTCCCTTTATGGCTAAATACGGAACACGAAAGTTAATCATCAAAGATGAATTTATAAAATATCTTAATAACTCAGGAATGAAGGGAAAACTCAAAAATGGCGAGCCGAGGACAAAGACGAGATTCAAAGCATAGACTTTTGCACAACGGAGAATCAATAAGAGCAAACGGAAAATATCAATTCAAGTATTTAGTTGACGGCAAGCCAAAATTTGTATACAGCTGGCGACTTGTTCCGACAGATCCACAACCAATAGGCAAACAGCCTTGCCTGTCACTAAGAGAATTAGAAAAGTTGGTCGGTAAAGACGTTGACTCAAGACTTGACATAACCGGCAGAAATATCACCGTCAACGAGTTAATCTCCCGTTATCTCAAAACAAGGACAGGTGTAAGACACAACACACTTTCAAATTACAACTTTGTGCAAAACATTATGAGCAAAGAGGAATTTGGCAGTCGCAAAATCGGTGAAATCAAAACTTCCGATGCAAAGCTGTTTCTCATTAAATTACAGGAAGACGGAAGAGGCTCGAGTACAATAAAAACAGTGCGAGGTGTTTTAAGACCGGCATTTCAAATGGCAGTTGATGATGATATTCTAATGAAGAACCCTTTCGGTTTCCAATTACTCGGCATTATCATAAACACTGAACACACCCGACAGGCTCTGACAAAAGAGCAAATGAACAAGTTTTTGAAATTTGTTCGTTACGATAATGTTTACTACAAATACTATGATGTCTTCTACATTCTCTTTCACACTGGTTTGAGAATTTCAGAATTTTGTGGGTTGACGATAAATGACCTTGATATGAACAACAGAATCATCAATATTGACCACCAGTTGCAGAGAACCTCAAAAATGGAGTATGTGATTGAATCAACAAAAACAAATGCCGGCACAAGAAAACTACCTATGACGGAAGATGTTTATCAGGCCTTCAAAAGAATACTTGAAAACAGACCCACAAATCTTCCTGAAATTATGGTTGCAGGACATTGCGGTTTTCTGTTCAGAGATTCGAAAGGAATGCCAGAAGTAGCAATGCACTGGGAGCATAGGTTTAATCACTCGGTCAAGAGATACAATGATATTTTCAGAGAGCAACTGCCTAATATCACCCCTCACATTTGCAGACATACCTATTGTTCAAATATGGCAAAGGCAAGAATGAATCCGAAAACATTGCAATACCTTATGGGACATTCCGATATAGGTGTCACGATGAACACCTATACCCATCTTGGTTTGGATGATGCCAAGGATGAAATGATAAGGCTCGAAGAACTGGAACAAGCAAGAAAAGAAGTTGAGAAAACATTAGGCACAAAACCGATACAACAAAATATGTTTAAGACGGTGTAAAAAACAACACTCTCATCATTGAACAAGTCCAGTAAAAACGAGCAATAAAAACCTCCTATGGTATGATAAAAATGACCATAGGAGGTTTTTTATGCCTTGAAGATACAGACACATATAAAAGAGTATTTAGCGTTATCACAAAAAGCAGAGAAGGTCACTGCAGAGTTACAGTTTCACAGTGGCCAAGAGTTCGCAATATGTATCTCATGAATACCATTTGCTAACTAAGTCATGCGACATTACGCTGTCAATGTCAAGGCGTGGTAATCCATATGACAATGCTCCTATGGAAAGATATTTCAATGCATTGAAAAATGATCTTATTTACCAGCATTATTATCATACAGAAGTTGAACTCTACGCAGCCATCGAAGAATTTGCGTATGTACAATATAATCATGTACGTCCGCATTCTTATAATAATTACAAAACGCCTTATGAGGCACGCTATGGGGTTGCATAAACCCTGTGGCAGAAATTAGGTCGTAGTGTTACAAAAAACTTGACCACAAGAGACCGCCGAAAAGTTTGTGTAAAAGTGAATAATAGACTTCCTTTCAAGCAATAATGGAAATAGAAAAAGTTAAAGCTTGAAAGAAAGTTTTTTAATGGAAAAAGCACCGGCAGAAATGATGAGAGAATTTGTAAGAAGCCAAAATTTCACATCAACAGATGAAGTGATGACAGCGATGAAAGATATGTTCAAGGACATTCTTCAGGAGATTATGGAATGTGAGCTTGCAGATGAGCTTGGCTACGAGAAAAGCGAAAGAGTGTCGAATGATGAATGTAGCAATAAGTCGAAAAATTACAGAAACGGCTACTCAAAAAAGACGGTCAAAACGCAGCTCGGTGAGCTTGATATTAAGGTTCCGAGGGACAGAAACGGCGAATACGAGCCAAAAATAATCAGCAAATACAACCGTAATGCAGACGGTATGGAAGAGAAAATTCTCTCACTTTATGCCTGCGGAATGAGCCAGCGTGATATTTCCGAACAAATCAAAAATCTGTATGATGTAGAAATCTCTCCCGAGTTTGTCAGCAAAATCAGCGAGAAGATTATGCCCGATGTGACTGCATGGCAAAATCGACCTCTTGAAGCTGTATATCCGTTTGTGTTTATGGATGCAATTCATTACAAGGTCAAGGAAAATCATCAGTATATCACGAAGGCTGCATATGTAGTTCTGGGCATCAATCTTGACGGTCAGAAAGATATTCTCGGCATATGGATTGGCGAAAATGAGAGCAGTAAATTTTGGCTAAATGTGTTGAACGAACTCAAAACCCGTGGAATTAAAGATGTATTTCTGTTCTGCGTGGACGGCCTGACAGGTTTCAGACAGGCTATTGAAGCGGCTTTTCCAAATGCACAAATCCAGCGTTGCATCATTCATCAAATACGCTCAAGCACAAGGTTTGTCAGATACAAACATATCAAGGAGCTGATGGCTAACTTGAAGAAAGTATATCAAGCAATCAGCGAGGAAGAAGCTATGAACAACCTGATTTTGTTCAAGGACAAGTGGGGCAAAACTTATCCTTCCTGTGTGAAAAGTTGGGAAGAAAATTGGGATATTCTATCCACATTCTTCGCATATCCGCCCGAGGTTCGGAAGATAATATATACAACGAATATTATCGAAGGTTTGAACCGTCAGTTCAGGCAGATTACGAAGAACAAGCCGTCATTTACGAATGATGACAGCCTGCGCAAAATGTTGTATTTAGCGTCGCAAAAGATTGTCGAACGCTGGACACAAAGATGTCGAAACTGGGATATTGTTTTAAGCCAGTTATCGATAATATTTGAGGACAGAATACCGGCTTGA